GCAAGCTGGGGAGCCCATCGGCGAGGCGGCTTCGCTCGTCATATACAAGGACGCCAAGGGCCGGTTGTGGGCGCGCCCAGAAGTCGAATTTGATGATGGCCGGTTCGAACCGCTCGCCGCCTCTCCCACCGCCCAGGAAGCCCAAGCCGCGCCAGAGCCGGGTCCGTCGGAAGATCAGCAATGACGCCGAGGATCGAGAATCCGACCGCCTTTGAAGTCGAAATGAACCTCGCCGAGCGTGAGGTCATGCTCATGCTACAGGCGCGGTGCAAGGCGGCGCCAACGACCCAAATCCAGATGGCCGCCGCCACCGGCGCGCTTCACGCCGCGGCCACCACGTTCATGTGCACCAAGCATCCGGACGTTCCGATCGGCCTGATGGCCGAGGCCTTCCTCAGCGTGGCGCGCGACATCATCGCCCAGGTTTCCGAGGCGGCCGAGGCGATCGGCATGCAAGCCCGCGGTGGCCGCGCCTGATGACGGGCGTGACGCCACGCCTACTGACCGACGCCGAGGCGGCCGCCTATCTCAGCCTGCCGAAGGCCGCGCTGGCGCGCGTCCCGATCGGTCGGGTGAGCATCGCCGGCCGGATCCGCTGGGATCGGGTGGCGCTCGATGCTTGGCTTGACGGACTGCGCGGTGTGGTGAGCGTAGTGTCGCCAGCCAACAAGAGCGACGCCGATGCCGCCTTCGACCAATGGGCCCAGGACGCGGGACGTGCTGCCCGGTCTGCATAAAGTCCGCCCCAAGCTCGCCGGCGGCATGCTCGGCGAATACTGGTACGCATGGCGCGGCGGCCCGCGGATCCTGGCCGCGCGAGGGGCTACCGAACGCGAGCTCGAGCGCGAGGTCGGGCGCCTCACCCAACAAGCGGTGCTGTCGTATCGGGCGGTCATGCAGCCCAGCCACGCCGCCGACTTTCTCACCGGCCTGATCGGCCGATACCTCGAGAGCGGCGAGTTCAAGAAACTCGGGCCACGCCGGCAGTCGGACCTCACCAAAGCCCTTGACATCGCCAAGGTCGACGACATCGGCCTGATGCCCGTCAAGGCGCTGGAATCCCCCAAGGCTCGCAAGGCGCTGATCGACTGGCGCGACCGCTACAAGGCCACACCCTGCACCGCCGACGCGCGCCTGGGCGCGGTGGCCGCGGTCACCAAATGGGCGCTCGAGCGCGGCGAGATCAGCGTCAACCCCCTGGTCAGCTGGCCGCGGATCTACGCCAGCAATCGCGCCGACAAGATCTGGACGCCGGCGGAGCTGGCGCAGCTGCTGCCCAAATGCAAGCCCGACTTCGCCCTGGCGGTCCGCTTCGCCGCGCTGACCGCGCTGCGCGTGGGCGACCTGGTGAAGATCCCTGTCTCGGCGATCGGCGAGGACGCCATCGTCTGGCACACCGGCAAGAGCCGCGGCCGAAAGACCATCGTCATCCCGATCACCGACGAGCTGCGCACGCTGATCGCAGAGCTGCCCAAGCATGAGGTCGGCGCCGCCCTCACCCACAGCCGCGGGAGCCCGTGGACCGTGGCGGGGCTGCAGACGGCAATGCAGCGCGCTAAGCGCGACGCGGCCATTAAAGGGCTTACGTTCCACGATCTGCGCGGAACGGGCGCCACGCGGCTCGCGGTGGCCGGTATGCCGCTCGAGGACATCTCCTGGATCCTCGGGTGGAAGAAGGAGCGCGTCGAGCAGATCATCGTCCGCTACGTCACCGGCGAGGCGATCGGCCGCGGCATGGTCGCGCGCCTCGCCGGTCGGCGGAAGGGCTGATCGGCCCCGTTTGGGAGAACGAAACCGGCTCCAGTTGTAAAATGGCCTGTAAAATGGCTTCGAATCTGGAGCTCAAAAGGCTAGGAAACCCAAGCAGGCCCGGTAGCTCAGCAGGATAGAGCAGCGCTTTCCTAAAGCGGTGCTAATTCAATAAAATCAACGGTCTGGGTGTAAAATGAGCCGTGAACGTCCGCCGAACTGAACTCGAACAAACGGGCACAGTGTAAAAGATTTTCGACCCAAATCAGCGCCCTGGGGCGTTCGAATTTTCCGGACACTTTTGTCCGTTTTTCGATTGAATATCGGACAAAAGTGTCCGATAATTTCTTTCATGAACGGGAAAGAATTCATTCGGAAAGCCCGCAAGTGGGCCAAGGCCAATGACCGGGAATTCGCGGTCAACGCCAGCCGCGGCAAAGGCGGCCACAAGATGGTCCAAGTCGGCGACCGCCGCACCACGGTGAAGACTGGCGAGATCGGGACAGGCCTTCTTGCCGCCATGCTGGAACAGCTGAACATACCGAAAGGGGAATTCTAAGGCGGGGTCAGGAGGGCCCCGCACCTGGCCGGAGGAGCCCCGGTCACGTAAGGAAGAAGGAGGCCGCCGAAGGCGGCCGATGTAACAAGGATGCTAACCTGGAGCTACCCGGCGGTTTTCGACCGCCACGACGATGGCGAGATCATCGTCCGATTCCCGGACCTCCCAGAGGTCCTGACCAGCGGCGCCACTGAGCAAGAGGCCCGCACCAACGCCGAGGACGCCCTCGAGGAGGCGGTCCTGGCCTACCTAGCCGACGATCGACCCGTGCCGGCGCCGCGCGAGCCAAGAGCGGGCGAAACGGCAGTCGATCTGCCGCTCTTAACCGCCGCCCGCGCGGCCGTGGCGGCCGCCATGGCCGCGCAGCACGTCAACAAGATGCGCCTCGCCAGTCTCATGCACCGCGACGAAAAGGTCGTGCGCCGAATCCTAGACGGCAAGGGCAACGTCAAAATCGACAATGTGTCGGCGGCCCTGCGCGTACTGGGAGTGGAAGCGCGCCTGGTCATCGAGCCCGCACACCGCGCGCCAGCCCAATAAAAAAACCCCCCCGCCGGGCGTGGCGAGGGGGCCAGGGTGCCGCGCAAGGGAGGAAAGCGCGGGGTTCAGGAAGGCGGCTTGCGCGTACGTGGCGGACGAACCTCGTAGATCTTGCCAGTTCGACCAGATGCCAGGTTGTTGATCTGGCCACCCATGTTGTCCAAGCAATCGCGAATATGGGTTAGGCGCTCATCGATACCGGCATAGCGACGGTCGCAGTCGCGAACATGGCTGCGATGCTCGCTTTCGGTGATCAACGCTCGATCGTGCGTTTCGCCGGCGTCCTTCTCAAGACTGCCGATCCGCGCCTCGGCTCGCTTCACTTTGTCGGCGAGGCCCTCGTCAGTCGTCTCGCTTTTCCCCTCGCGCGTGCCGCGCAAGTAAAGGAACACCCCGATCGTGGTTGCGACCTGAACTATTGCGCAGCCAGCGCTTACCGCACCTGAATCCATACTCCACGCCTCCGCGACGCGACTAAATGAAGGCTATTTGGCCGCCGACGGCGGCATGAAGTGGTGCAGCAGGCCATCATACCAGGGCGACGGGTCGAGGGCCTTGAGGATCGCCGCCTGGCGCTGCCCACAACTATCGGCGATCGCGATCAGGTCGGCGGTGCGTCCGTTGGCCTGGTCGAGCTGCGTGGTCTGCGCGTCGAGGGCGATCAGCGCCTCGCCGGCGGTGGCGTTAGTGGAAATCAGTGGCGCCGGCGGGACCGGGCTTCGGTACGACTGGGGGATCAGGCTCGCGCAGTCGAGCGCAGCCAGGATCGGCGGCGTAAGCCGCGTGCTTACACAACCCGAGGCGAGCGGTGCGCAGCAAAGTAGGATCAAGGGCGTCCGAAGCGCCCGGGGCGTGAGCGATCGCATTCGCGTTGTCCTGGTGCAGCTGAATGTCGAGATGGTCGCGAGCCTGCCCGGAGACGATGATCTGCTGCGCGGCCGTCTGCGCCTGTGCTTGCCCCTGTCCGACGGTCGCCGCGCCGGCTTTGGCCTGCTCGGTCACCGCCAGCTTTTTGGCGCTGTGGTCCATCCACCAAAGGCCGCCGGCGATCCCAATCAGCGCCGCGGCCACGATCATGGTGAGGATGGTGGCGATGGCCTTGAGCGCGCCCATCAGTGCAGGCCATGAAAGGCGCCGCTGAACGTGATGGCGAGAACAACCCCCGCGCCCGCTAGGACAAGCCATGCGGCCCGTTCGAAGGCTGACATCTCCGGGATGATCCGCGGCTCTAACGGCGGAAGCGGCGGCGGGGGTGGCCGCCTCACAAAGCGTCCGGTCTTAGGATCCTGCGGCTGCACGGTAACCTCCATGGGGTCAGCTGCGCCGGCGGGGCGTCAGACACTCCCCGCCGGCGGCGAGTCCCGGCCGCGCCGGACAGCGGGCCGGGGCCAGGACGCGGTTATTCGGCCGGCGGCTCGGCAGCCGGGGCCGGTTGGGGCGCAGGGACTGCGCCGGCAAGGGTCGCGGTCACCGTGGAAACGCGGCTGGCCAGTGCGGCCAGCTGGGTTTCGTTGTCGCTGGATTGCAGGGTCTTGATTTCGGAAACGGCGGCGGTAGCGGCCGTCTCCAGGTTGCCGACCGCAGCGGTCAGGTCGTCGATAGCAGCCATGATGGCGTCCTCTTGTCGTGCGCCGCGGGCGTGTCGTCGCAATCTCCGCAGCGCGGCGCGGCTGCCGCGGAGATGCCGGTGGAAGTCCCGCTCGAGCGGGGTCATGGCCGCGGTCAGGCGGCCTTCTGCTCAGCCGCGGGCTGAGGCTGTTGATCGGACTGACCGCCGTTTGCAGCCGCCTTCACGGCCTGGACGGCCGCGATCGCAGCGTTGATGGCGTTGATCGCCGGGGCCGCGCCCGGGTCGGCGGCCGCGACGATCGGCGCGGCCGCAGCGAACGCCCAGCCGATGAAGTTGAACACGCTGACCAGGGCCGAGAGGATGCCCGCGATCTTCGGCCACTCAGCCGTGACCAGGTCCGCCAACGGCTTGTCGACCTGGGCCAGATCGGCCAGGAGCGCGTCCTTCACCAAGCCGAGCTTGTCGGCGCCCGACAGACCCCAGGCTTTGCCGACCTGTTCGGCGACCTGGATATAAGTCATCGCCTTTTGAGCGACGATCTCGACCTGGCCGGCGTCCTTGATGACGGCGGCCAAGAGCGGCGCCGGATTGATTTTGAGATTCATGGGTTTTGCTGTCCTTGGATCCGCGGCGCACGGCGTGCGCCCGGCCCAAAGGGGCCGTGCTCCGCGGGAGGGGGATTTGGGCCGAGTGCGTGTCGCGGGACTTTCACCCGCTCAGCTGATCAGTTGATCGTTTCGCGCAACTCGCGCATCTGTCCGAGGATGTATTCCGCGAGACCAGCTTCGTGAGTGCTTCGGATAATCGACCAGGGCAGTTCGATCGTAATGATCTTGTCGTCCATAACGATGGCTGCCTTGAACGCCTCTTTAGCCCGGGCAGCGGCGATCTTTTCGGCAAATCTCGCGTCAATTTTGTCGCCGCGCTCAGCCGCCTTAAGTATAGCCGCGATCTTGTCGGCCTGTGCTTTGAGCACGCGCCGGGGCGAATGCTTTGTGGTCACGTCCCCACCTTTTCGTTTGGCGCGTCGGCCCAGGTGAATTCGCCGTCGTCGCCGACCGGGAAATGCGAGCCGCATCCACAGCAGAAGGTTCCGCTGTAGAAATACGGGTCGCGCGCGTAGGTCTCGGCGATGGCCTGAGACATCGTGGTCAGCACACCGCACTTCGTGTGGATGTAGGACCGGCGCACGGGGCGCACGAAGCCCTTGGCCCGCTCGGCCTCGCTGAGGACCACATAATCCTTCTGCTGGCCGTTTGGCTTGAGTTCGCGGTGATCTTTCGTGACAGGAGAGCCGTCCACAAGCGTTCGCGCAGATCGATCGACCGGGATTTTCGCCGCCTCGAGGCGCGCAACTTCTCGGTCCCGATCCCGTCGTGAAGCGGCATCCCTTCTAAGTTGCAGGGCGCGAGCCTCCAGTTCCGAAGCTTCGGCGTCGAGTTCAATGGCTGATTTGCTCATCTCAGTCCCTTGTGGCGATGGCGGCCGGCCGGCTAGGCGCGGTAGAAGACGTGGTGGCCGATCACCCAGACTTGCTTGTCAGGCGTCGCCCACGGCGCATGCGCGATGGCGGGATTTAGGTAAAGGACCGTGTCGTCGGTCAGCCGGTCGAAGTCGGGACCGTGATAGGTCCTGGCTACCATGGCCCGCGTGATCCGCAGCGCCCGAGCCCAGGCATTCGGGTAACCGGCCGCGACCTGTTCTAGGTGCGCCGCCCGGGCTTCGATCTCGGTCAGCCCGTTGGCGACCCGCTGATAGCGATGATTGAACCAATCGAAGGCCGCCCAGGAGAAGGCGACGCCGTTGCCGTGGAAGATGGTCCCCTCAACCGTTCCGTCACTTTGAAACCGGAGACGCATCCGGTTTTGGATCACCTTTAGAACGCCGGCGACGCCGTCGTCGGGCTCGAGGTTCGCCTCCTCGAAAGCGCAAAGAGCGGCGAGCTCGAGGCCGTCCATCAGCCCTTGCTCCCGCCGGGCTTGATCGCCAGCAATGCCGCGCCGAACAAGCCCTGGATCAGGCCTTGGGTGAACTTGGCGTCGCTTTGGTGCACCGCCAGTTGGACCGAGTAGACGACATAAGCGTACGGAGCGAGCGTCACCGCGAAGTCGCGGAGGGCGGTCACGGCGTCCGCGAAGCTAATTTTTGGCGCGACTGCGACAGGCTGCGCAGCCAGGGCCGCTCCGGAGCCTGCTGCGCCGACGGGGGATTCGTCATTCATGGGGGATCTCTCAGCTCGCGCGGCGGCCGCGCATGAAAAGGATGAAGCGCCGCACCTGTTGGGTGACCATCGCCAGGACCTGGTCCGCGGCCGCGCCGGCTTCCTCGAGGTCGGATAGGTAGATCGCCGTCGAACTTATGACCTCGGCGACCGCCCCAACTTCGGTCAGCGCGGCCAGGAGCGAGGCCGATGCGCTCACGACGTCCCCGGCGCCGGCCGACTCCGCAACCTGGGCCTCGATCGCCATGGCTGCGGAGATCACGTCCGCTGCGGACGCGCCCTCCTGGAGTTGCAGGTTGAGACTGAGGGCCACGGCGACGGCGTCTGTGGCCGCCGCGCTTTCGCTCACGGGGCCAAGCAGCACCGCGATGCCAGTCACGGTCTCGGTCGCGGTCCCGGCCTCCGATATGACATCGGCGGAGCTGACTGCCCCGGCGACGGTGTCCGACGCTGCGGCGGCCTCGCTTATGTCGAGCGCGATAATCGAGCCAGTACTGGAAATCTGCTCGGAGGCCGCGCCGGTCTCGCCGACCGCCGAGGGCAACGTCGCCGTGGTGTCGGTCGCGTCGGTCGCCGAAAGCGTCTCGGCGAGCGCCCCTGCCAGCTGGGCGAGGCTCGCGACGATATCGGCGGCCGAGGCGCCTTCGCTGACCGCGACGAACAGCGCCAGGCCGCCAGTCACCACGTCCGCCGCCGCGCCTGCTTCGGAGATCGAAGACGGCAGGATCGCCGTGCTCGAGACGATCTCCACAGCCCCGCCAGCTTCACTCTGCTGGTCGAGGGTGCTGGCCTGGGAGGCGGTTGCGTCCGTCGCCGATGCAACCTCGCTCACCGCGGCGCTAATCTGCAAGGATGCATCGGTCGCATCCGTCGCCGCCCCGCTCTCGGCGACGGCGTCCGCGGTGCTGACGTTCGTATCGGTCGCGTCGACGGCCGACCCGCTTTCGCTGAGGTCAACGTCGATCAGAAGGCCGCCCGTGACGGCGTCGGCGACCGAAGCAACCTCGGAGACGGCGGAGGGATAGACGGCGGTGCTCGCCGGCGTGTCGGCCGCCGCGCCAACCTCAGCGACGGCGTCGGCGGTGCTGACCAGGGAGGCCGGCGCATCGACCGCAGAGGCGGCCTCGGCCATGCTATCGGCTGTGATGACCAGGCTGTCGGTCGAGTCGTGGGCGGCGCCGGATTCGGCGACGGTAAGAGGGACGGTAAGGGTCTCGCTGAGGGCGTCGGACGCACCGCCGCTTTCGCTCATGGCGCTGGGCAACGTCGCGGTCGAGGCAGGCGCATCCGAGGCCGCTCCAGCCTCGGCCATGGTGTCGGCCGTATCGACCAGGGAAGACGGCGTGTCGGCCGCTGCTCCGGCCTCCGAGACGGAGCCTACGGCAGTGAGGATCGCAGCGACCAAATCTGCCACCGACCCCGATTCCGCGATCGCATTCTTCGAATTGACCAGGGCGTCCAGGGCGTCGGCCGCCGAGCCGCTTTCGCTGATCGAAACATTGTAGGTCGTCCCGGTGGCTGCCGGGCGCAGCGCGATGGTGACGCCGCGCGTGACGGCTGCCGAGCCGAGCGTGCTGGTTATCGAACCCGTCGCGCCCGCGGTCGCCTGGTTCTTGTCGATAATGGTGACGCTGCCGGTGCTGACAGCCTGGTTCTTCTCGGTTGTGTAGCCGCTCGCCGGCGTGAAGGTCGCCGTGCCAATGCGGAAGATGGTGGCGACGATCTGCGCCCCGTTGGTCACCGTCGTAATCGACGGGGCGGTCGCGTTGGTCGATGAGGTGTTGGTCTGGGTGGTTGCGGTGGCGTCTTGCTGGGTGGTCGCGTCGCAGCCGGAATAGGCCACCGCCGCGTAGGCCCATCGCACCGTCGTGAAGGCCGCCGAGGACTTCAGCGCGACAGTCTGGGTGCTCCCTTCGGTGCCGTCGCATTTGCGGATCAGGCAAATGCTGCGCGTGTTGGTCGTGAAGACGTTGCTATCGACCAGGGTCCAGCCGGTCGGCGTGGTCACGGTTGGCGCACCGCAGCACGACTGGCTGCCGGTGATGGAGATAATCCAAACGTCTCCGGAAACCACGCCGGTCGGCTTGGTCACCGACACGTTGACGGTCGTGCCGGACGTGGTGACGCAGCTGCTTCCGTTGCTCCCCGTGGGGGTGCCTCGGATGCTGATTCCGGACGTGAGTGGAGAGCGTTCGCGATAGGGCCGAGGAAACCGGATGACCGGCGCGGGCGCACGATCATCATTGGCCGGTCGATCCCACCAGGCCGGTTTGTGGATCGGCTTCAGGAGCGGGAGAGCCATGTCAGGTCACCCCGTTCGGATCGACCTCCGGGTCGAATACATGGATCGCCAGCGCGCCGGCCGTCACCGCGGTGAACGAATGCTCGACCCCCGCCTCGAAGCGCAGGTAATCTGGCGCGGTCACAGTGCAGTCGCCCCGCTCGGCCTCGCCGGTCACCTTCAGGGTGCCCTTGATCAGGATGGTGTCATGGCACTTCTTGGGCTCGTGGGCGTGGCGCTGGATGCGCGAGCCGACGTTCGGGAAATGCCAGACCAGAAAGTGCCGGCCCCAGCGATCGAGGACGGGGTAGCTGACCGCTTCCTTGGTTTCCCATTCACCTGGAACGTCCGCGGTCGCGCCACCCCACCCGTCCAACATCAGATGCTCATCGAGTAGGAGACGTTGACCGTGTCGCCGCTGAGCACCGAGCGATCGCCGCCGGTGAACAGACCAGCGGAGATCAGCGTGCCGGACGTGTTCCCGATGGTGGAGCTCACGCTCGCGCCGCCGGCGAGGAAGGCGCCCTTGAGCGTACCGGTGCCGGTGATCGAGAAGCTGGGATTGGACGAGAGCGCCTTCGATCCGCCGGACGCCGACGACCAGGAGCAGGACGCCCGGTTGCCGGAGAAGGTCGGCGCGTTACTCGAGCCCGCTTCTAGCCAGCCGGAGTGCGACGACATGGTGTCGGCCGCGCTGATCGCCGAATAGGACGCCGAGCTAATCAAGCCCAAGTATTCGGCGGCCGTGTAGGACGACCCGGCGAGCGATTGGTCGAGGATCAGGTTCTTGCCGACCGTGACGACCGTGTTTTCGATCGTGTCGGTCCACTTGAGTTTGCCGTCCTTGTCATAGCATTCGAAGACGTAGCGGCCGTGGATTTGGACTTGCTCGCAGACCGCCGCGCCCAGGAGCGCGGCGGCGGAGACGGTGGCGAGCGCAAGGCCCTTTTCGGTCAACCTTTTCATGGACGATTACTCCTGGTGGGCCGCGAGCGCTTCGCGGGCGTCGATGACCGCCTGCGCGGCGATGTCGATCTGACGGGTGAGCTCGGGATGGGCCGCGACGTGCGCGTCGTGCGCGGTCTTGGCCTCGGCGTGCGCCTGCGCCGCCGCCTCCAACGCGTCGGCTTCGTGCGGGCGTTGAAGCGCGGTCGCGTGGTCGAAGCGCGCGTTGTGATAGGCGATCACCGGGCCCTCCAGCTTCTCCAGCGCCGCCTTGGCGTCCTCATGCTCCTGATGGAGCTGCTCCGGCGTCTTCGGCGGCCCAGCCGCGGCTTTAGCCTCCGCCTCGGCCAGAGCCTTCTCGGCCGCAGCGTGCTGAGCCCGCAATTCGTCGAGCGTCGGCGCAGGCGCCGCGCTTTGTGCGTCGTCCATGGAATGTCCTCTGAGGTTAGGCCGCGAAGGTGATCGCGAACTGGGTGAAGGCCCCGTCGAGCGGGTTAGGGATCCCGAAACCGGGAACGTCGCCGGCTGCGAATGGCGCGGCGAGATCGTTGAAGCTCAGAGCCCCGTCGTACTGACCGACCTCCCAAGTCGCCGTGCCGAAGGGTTGGCCATTGTCGAGCAGCTGGATCGTCACCGCCTGAGTGATCGGCGGAGTGCTGGTGAAGGCTCTGCTTTTTTCCGTGGTCGCCGGCATTGCGCTGGCCAGCTTGAATTTCATGGACACCGTCGCGCCAGGCGTGAGGCTCTCGAGGCCGAGCACCATGTCGATCTCGGCGGCCTGTCCTGGCGCGCCTTGAGGGCCTTCGTCGCCGAAGACGACGTCGATCGCGCCGCCCTCCATGAGGACCTCGAGACCGCCGGGCAGCGCATAGACGTTGATCGCCTCGTCGCGGATATAGACGTCGACGCTCACGCGAACACCTTGGCGCGGCTCGAGGCGGGATCTGACCGCAAGACGTAGCGGTCGACGTCCTTGGCGGGATCGATGATCCGCAGGCTGAAATCACAGTCGGTCGGGGTGTCGGCCTGGGCCCAGGTCGCCCAGGCCTCGAGCACGGTGCGAGACGCATCCACGGTCAACACGCCGCCAGAGATGGTGATCTGACCCGCGCCGCTGGTCAGGGTCAGGGGCGACGCGCCGGCGACGTTGACAGGCGTAAGCGTGAGGCTCGCCGAGCAGCTGCTCAGGTCGTCGGCCGTCGGCGCATCCGGACTGCCGAGCCAGAAATTCCAGCTCTGGGACCAGCCCGAAGACGCGACGATCCGCAGCGGCTTGCGCAGGATGCCGATACCCATGATCGCCTCGCCGGATGGGGCGCACGCCGTGCGCGGCCAGATCGAGCCGCCGGCGGCCGCGCCGGATCAGTATTGGAGCAGGTTGCGCTTGGGCCGGATGGCCCCCAGCAAGAGCGGATCGAACGCGCCAATATTGGCGTCGACGCCGAAGGTCAGCCCATAGTCGAGGGTGTCGAGGTGGTCCGGCGCGCAGCGGAATCCGTGGGCGAAGATGGCGCTCTTCATGTCCCGGTAGAAGTGGATCCGGTCGAGCCGCGTGCCGCCCTGGTAGCCGGGAACGTTGATGCCAGGAAAGCCGCCGTTGGTGCGGGTCATGCCGAATTCGCCGACGTAGATCGACGCGGGCGGGATGTTGTGGGCGGCACACCAGGCGTCGACCGGATCGAACTGGGCGGAGAGCCACGCCTCGGTTTGCGGCGTCGAGAAATAGGCGTTCAGCTCGGTCGTTAGCTGCGAGATCATCGAGGTTTTTTGCGTCGGCGAGAGCGTCCCGTCGGCGTTGACCGCAGCGGTCATGGAGGCGATCGCAGCGCTCTGCTCGCTTGAAACCGGCGGATAGTGCAGGCCGGTGATGTATTTGTATTGATTGTAGATATAGCCCTGCAGGCTGGCGCAGGCCGGCAGGAACGGGTGAAAGGTCCAAAGGACGTTCTTGTCGTAGGCGCTGGGATCGATCGCCACCAGGGTCGAGATGGCCGACCACTGGGCGCCGGTGCACACCACGGTGTGGTTGGGCGCGATCGTGCGCACGCCGGCGTAAAGCGCGGGCTGGATCACATCGGGCCAGTCGCCCGTGAACGACGTCGGATCCGGCGGCTCGTTGAACAGCTCGAAGGCCACCATCGACGGGTCGCGGGTGACATAGCGCGAGACGAAGGCGTTCAGCATAGCCTGGAAATTGGTGAAGCCGCTCGAGCCCGTGCCGCCCAGCGGGCTCGGATTGACCAGAGCCGACCCGGGTGTGTCGAGCACATAGCCGGTTAGGAAAGGATCCAACACCACGCCGATGCCCGCGGCGATGCAGCTATCGACGCAACTGTCGAACTGCTCGAACAGGGCGGTGTTGTAGACGGTGTCGCTGTTGCGGATCCCCTGCAGCCAGGGCCCCGGATTGAACTGGATGCGGAAGTGATCGAAGCCAGCGGCGAGCACCTGGTCGAACACCGCGGGGGTGACATGCGAGGACCAGGGACCGTTGGCGATTGGACCGAACACCACATCGGCGGTCTCATAGACCGCCGGACTGACTGCGGTATTCACAATCGGGCCGCCCCACGGCCAGAAAACGTTGACCCCAGCCTTGCCCTTGAAAGCAACCGTGTCGCGCGGCGCGGTCATTGGAAGTAGGCCGTCACCGTGATCCGGCCCGACCCGCCGGCGCCGCCCGCGTTGCCAGCGCCGCCCAGCGCGCCGCCGGCGCCACCGGCTCCGACCGCCAGGGCGTAGGTCGCTGAAAGCGGACCCGGAATGAGGATCTCGAGCTCTTCGCCCTCGCCGCCGCCACCGCCGGAATCGCCGTCGGACCCCGCACCGCCGCCTCCGCCGCCGCAGCCCGAATTCGCCGGCGCGGCCTGACCGGCCGTACTCGCCATGGATTTGCCGCCGCGCGGGCCGCCGCCATCGCCGCCCTGGGTGTACGTGAAGCCGCTCGAGGACGCCGGCTGCGCGCCGTCCTGACCGGAGGTGCTGACCACGCCAGACGGGACCGACCCGGACGAACCGCCGGAGCCGTGGGTGGCACCCGCGGCCGAGCCCGCCCCGTGGTGCGCCGTGAACGAACCAAAGGTGGAGTCCGCGCCATTGGCGCCGCCGGTCGCGGCCACACCCGAGCCGGCGCCGCCACCGCCGCCGGCCTTCATCTTCACCTTAAGATAGAGCGCGCCGGTCGGGACGGTGTAGGTCGCCGAGCCGCTGGTGTAATCGGTGACCTGGGGCGGGGCGAGGGAAGCCAGCGCCGAGACACCGTCGACCACGAGCAGCGAGGCGAATTGGAACTGCTGATTGCCGGCCGGCCCTGAGGCCGCATAGTTGTAATACACGTGCGGCCGATACCAGGCCTTATAGCCGGTCATCGGGATGGTGTATTCGTAAGTCGAAACCTGCCAGCCAGCGCTCGTGTTTAGGTTGTCGTAAGCGACGGTGCTGGAGAGATAAACCGGCGTTCCATAGGCCTCGTCGAGGCCGACGAAGCTTGCGCCCACGTAGCTGTCGCCGCCGGCGGTATTGTTGCTCAGCGCCCGGGTCATCACCTGGATGGAGATGATCTTGCCCGGCACACCCTTGATCAGGCCGACCGCGCCGAAGCTGTTGGCGCCCGTAGGGCTGGCCTCGGTCTGGTAGACCTGGCCCATGCCGGACACCGTCACGAAGGTCCCGGGAAGGGTCTGCGCCAGGGCGCTGGTCGGGCTTTCGGTTTCGCCGGTCTGGTTGGTGAAAAAGGTCGAGCCGTTGATGAAGCTCGAGGGAAACGTCTGCGCCACGTCCAGGATGGCGGTTTGCAGCACGCTGGCGGCCGCCGTTTCCGACGCCGCAGCCGCCGTCGCGCTGTCGGCCGCAGCGGCCGCATCGGCCGAAGTCCCCTCGAGCGCAGACACCGAGCTCTCGAGGCTGTTGACCTCGGCGACCAGCGCTTCGGCGTAGACGCCAGCGACCAGCGTGCCGGCCGGCGCGCCGGCCGACAGGGCGGCGATATCGCTGACCTTGAAGTTCAAGGTTCCCGCGCCGTCCCAGCCGAACACGTACTGGGATCCATCGAACGGCGGGGTGAACACCGGATAGGCGTTGACGTCCATCAGGTCATCCTCTGCGGGTAGTCACCTGGAAAGCCGAGACTCAGGCGCGCCGATTAGTTGTATTCGCCACCGGTCGATGTCGCGCCGGCGATGCTGCCCGGAAGGACGTTGGGGCCCATGCCGTACACGCTGATGACCCCGTTCGATGAGACGAAGTAACGCTGCCCCGTCATGGAACCGGTGAAGTTCTGGCTCCCGTTTCGAAGATCCAGGCCCGTTCCGCGAGAGATCCAGGCGAAGGCTCCCGAGAAGGATGGCGATCCTGTGATCGTGATCGTCAGGCCAGACTCGACGATAATATTGCCGTTGTTGCCGCCCCAGTAATGTGAGCCTGCCGCTCCGGCGATCTGGTAATTGGCGATGATGTCGATAATGCCGCCGATATCGACATTGAAGTGCTGCCCATTGGGCGAATTCGCGCCCATGACGAAGCCGGTTCCGATCTCGATGATCGCGGCTTCCTGGGAGGAAACACATGAGGTCGCGCCGGTTCCGTCGGTCGATGCGACCTTGAGATTCTGCAGCCGAAACGCGGCATGGGCGCGGGCGCTGATCGTCGTCGTCGAACTCGAGATCAGCACGTTCGACGGGGCGCCGGCGTTCCCGTTGATGATCACCTGGGCCGCAGCTTGACTTTGGCCCAGGAACTTCCCCCAAACCTGGAATGAGCCGTAGGTGCCATCCGCCAGCTGGATCGTGACCGTCTGGCCGTTGAGGTCATAGTCCGTCGCCAGCACGTTGATTGCATGCTGGATCGTCTGCCACGCGTGCCCGGAATCAAGGCCGGTATTGCTGTCGCTGCCGGTGCTGGCGTTGACATAGAACGTCGTCGCCGCCGTCAGCTTGACCCGGCCAAGGGTCTGGATTGCAGTAAGCAGCTGGTTGAGCGCCGTTTTCGACGGCGACAAGCCGGCCGCCAAAACGACTGCGATCAGCTCTTCCTGCACCGCGTTCGCCCAGTCGGCGTCCAGGATGGTGCCGCCGACGCCCGTGGTCGGATCCCCTTGGGTGAAATATCCCGCCGACCCCGGCGCGGCCGGAGTCGGACGCGAACCGACGTTCGTCGAATTATCGATGCGATACATGGAATAGACCTTGCTGAGCGGATCAGGAGGTGGTGACGACGCCGCCGCCGGTGTCGAAAACGATGCCGCCGACCGTGTCCTCGAGGATTCCGCTGCCGTCGCCCGTGGTGTAGCTGAACAGCAGCGTGGTATGGGCCGGTTTGATCTCTTGCAGCGCGCACTCGAGGATCGAGTGGTTGAAGCTGAGCAGCGGCTCGCCGACCGCCGAGCGGCCGGTGCGGAAATAGGTCAGCGCCCCCTCGAGCGGCAGTGTGACGCGCCAGGCGTAGGCCCAGGCCGCGCCAAGCAGTGGCTGGCCGGTGCGGCCCATGCCGCAGCGAAACGGCGCGTACTGGGCGATGCTGATCGGATAGCCGAGGTTCGCGGCGTACTGAACGTAGTAGGCGACCGACTGGCCGCCGGTGCCGGCGAAACGCGCCACGACCAGGCCCTGCCGCTGCTGCAGGGTCGCGCTCGGGCCCGCACAGGGATCGGGAAGCCCGAGGCTCTGCTCCCATTCCGGGAGCAGATTGACCGCCGTAGCGGGGAAGGCGTCGACCAGTAGGCCGAGGGCCGCCACGTCGACGCGTCGGAAGCTGGCGGCGATCGCCGTCGCCAGCCGCGGAAACAGCGCGTTCGGATCCCGCGGCCACACGCGGCCGCGGGGAAACAGGGAGAGGACCGCGGCTGTGTAGTCCTCCAGCGAATTCGGCTGGCGGCCCATTAAACGAAGCTCACCGTCCCGAGGGTGGCCAGGAATCCGGCCGTGCTGGTGATGTTGCCGGTCGGACCGGGCGCGACGGACCCGTTGGAGCAGCTGACGGCGGTCATGACGAAGCCGCTGGCGCCAGGGATGGCGCCGATCGCCGACTCGATGAACGACAGGTCGACCACGCCGCCGGGCGAGGCCTCGTTGATGAACACCTGGGCGATCGCAGCCTGCACAGCCGACTTGACGCTCGACGACACGCTGGCGATGCCGGCGATGGTGAAGTTGACCGTGTTGGCCTGCGGCGCGCTGGCGTAGACCAGGGCGGTGACCGGCTGCAGGCCATAGACATAGTTGGCGACCGCCAGCTGATCACCCGTGGCCGTGTAGGGCGAGCGGGTTTCAGACGTGGCGACCCCGTTGGTCCCTTGCGGGAAGCCGCCATGCGCGGCCTCGGCCTGGTCCATCATGAAGAACAGCTGCACCGTGCCGGCGCCCATGCCCTCCGGGTCAACCCAGGCCCGCGTGACGCCGGCGACGGCGAGGGCCCAGGTCTCATAGTCGTTGGCCGCGCCGCCCTGGGGCGGCCGCTGGTACGCGACCAGCATGCGGCTGCGCAGGCTGTCGTCGAGCTCGACGTCCGCCCCGCCGGTGAGGTTGCTCGAGGCGGCCCCCGTCGACTGCACGTTGGCGATCGCCGAGCCCAAGGTCATGGACACGCCGGAATCGGCGTTGCCGTTCGCACCCGGCGTAACGGCCTGCAGCGGGACCGTCACCACGCTGCCCGAACCCGTAGCGTCGGCGGTCGAAATATATGCCACGCCGTCGCCGCGCACGACGTTCGTCCCGGCCGGGACGGTGGGAGCGCCGGTCACCACGAACTGGGCCGAGCCCGTCGCCGGCGTCGCCGCTTTGCGGAACACCTGGCGTAGGGCCGCCCAAGCCTCGAGGAACACATCGGTGGCGGTGAACGGGCTCGCCTGCTTGGCGATGTAGTCGAGGTAGCCGAACAGCAGATTGACGCCCAGGGCGACGACCTTGCCGATGACGCCCAGGTTGGTGAACCGCAACAGCCCGTCCGCACCGGCGAGGTTGGTGGTGATGTCCGACGCGGTGTCGTCCTGCAACACGCTGAGCGATGGGCGCGGCCAAGGCATTCAGAGCACTCCTGCCCAAGCCCAGCTGAAATTCCGGGTCAGCTTGACGCCGTTCGGCTGGTGAAAGGTGATCTGGGCGGCCAGGAACCCGAGGCCGTCCCATTCGGTGAGGATATCGAGACCGGCGATGACGCCGTCGTCGATCATCCATTGCAGCGCCGCGGCAATGTAGTCCTTGGCCTTGGCCAGGGTCTCCGGGGTTTTCTTCGACCGCTCGAGCAGCCACAGCTTGGAGCCGATCGGATAGGTCTCGCCCTGGTCTCCCCACCAGCCGCGCGCGTCGTCTGTGCCGTCGGGGATCTCGTCGTCGGGACCTGCCTCGGCGTCGGTGAAGAGGCTGATCAGCGCTGCCGTCTCGAGGTCGTTTCCGGCCAAGAGCGCGGCGCCGGCCATCTGCCAGTCGCCGAAAGCGCCCTGCCAGACCGTCGTGATGTCGGGCATGGAGGCTCCTAGCCGGTCGGGGCCTCGGTATCACCCGAGCCCGTCTGAACGCCGGGGTGGACGTGGTTCATGAGGCTGATGCCGCCGGCCTTGACGTCGCCGGTGGCGTCGAGCTCGCCGTCGATGAACACCTTGCCGCCGGCGCATGGCGTCAGCGTGATGCCGGCGGCCGAGAGGACGATGGTGTTGCCGCGATTGTCGTAGAGGGCGACGTCGCCCGGGTTGAGATTTTTCAGCCGCGAGGCCTGGTGATTGGTGGCGACCACGACCGCATTTGACAGGTCGCCGTCGTGACAGGTGACGACGACATCGGAGCCCGCCGGCGGCGAGCTCGCGAGCCCATATTCGACCAGGCGCGGCAAGCGGTCCCTGATGCCGAGCGATTTCCCGCTCGCGTCGATCGGCCCAAAGTCGGCCTGCAGCCGCTGCACCGGCCCAGTGTCGTCGGTCAGCAGCAACCGGCCGAACCGCATGGCATGTTTGAAGCGTGTGGCGAGGCGGTCGAGGCCGTTCATTGCACCCCCGCGATGACCGGCAACAGCAGGATCGGCTCTGGCATGAAGGCCGCCGGCGGCATCAAAGTGAGCTCTGCGCGTGTGCCGAGCGGGCCATCTCGCAGATAGGTGACCTCGCCAAGCGTCCAGGTTTCGTTGGTCACCTTGAGCGCCGGAAGGTTCACCGGGACCAGGGTGTTGGGCGTCCACAACACGCCGGCGCTATCACGCCAGGAGTCGACGGTGACCTGAACCCGGTTGCCGCGCCCAGCGCGCCGGGCGGCTTCCCAGGTGGCGCGCTTTTGGGCCACGTCCTGGCCGCCGGCGGGCGCCTCGGCGATGATGTATTTCAGGCGATGACGCGGGACGTTGGGATCCTTGGCGCTGCCGATCAGATTTCCGCCATAGCCGACGTCTCCGGTCACCTCGGCGCTCATTAGGAAGGCGTCGTACTCGGAATAACGCTCGCGCATCGAGCGCGGGGCGACCGCGCTTTGGACGTTCTGACCCTCCTCCGCGCCGCTGGCCGCCTTGGTGGCGCCAACCGCGCCCAGCACCAGGTTCCCGTCCGCCCCCTCATAGGCCAGCAGACCGGCGTAGCGGCAGATCCGCTCGATGATCTCATAGGCCGTCTGGCCCAGCGACAGGTTGAACTGCGGAATCGCCGGCCCCGGGTCGGGCGCGGTCACCGTCAGGTTCAGGTAGGCCGAGGCCAGCTTTTGCGCGATGGCAAGCGCGCTGGCGCCGGAGATCTGGCCCGTGGGCCATTCCGCTGAGCAGTCGACCAGGTCCTGGCATTTGCCACGGCCGCGGATGCGGATGGTGTGGCCCTGCGCGTCGTAACCCGGCTCATAGTCGTCGACGTAGCCGGTCAACACCAGGTCGCCACCGATGGTCACTGTGCAGGAATCGCCCGGATTGATCACCGCCGGCTGCGCCTGGCCCGGATAGCGCTCGGTCAAGGCGACCTCGAAATCCGACGGGCAGCGCTCGATGCCGCGGGTGACGCGCATTTCAGTCCAGCCGCTGATCGCCTTTGCGTTCACAGTCAGCACCAGGTCGCCGTCGGCGTGGGGCGATCCGGTCATCAGCTGGCCAGGGCCGCAAAACTGGCCGGACAGAACAGCGGATTGGGGACGTCGCCCATCTGGGTCAGCAGCCCGTCGGAGCGGGACGGGTCGCGATAGATCCGCTGGGCGAGCACAGTCACCGGCAGGTTGGTCCCGAAGCTGAAGGTCTCGATCGCCGCCAGGCTGGCGCCGCGGACGGTCAGGTCCTGCACCACGGCGACGCGCAGGGCGCGCAACGCGCCGAAGCTGGCGTCCTGGGCCTGGTCGCCGGCGACCTGGATCTCGTCGTCGATCACGGCGGTAACCGCCGCGCGCACGGCGTTCGCGTCGTCATAGCTGGTGGGCTGATAGGCGGCCGAGGCGCGGGCCAGGGCGGCGACGGCGGAGCGGCGCATCAGGTCGCCGACCGCAGAGCCGATGGGCGTCGAGACCGGCACGGGCGAGGCCTGGGCCAGGCCGGTGAGGATGCGCATGCCCTGCGCGGGATCTGCGGCGGTCGAGGCCAGCTGAGCGACCAGGGCCTGCGCTCCGGCAGACAATTGATCCGGCGTGGCGCTCGAGCCGCCCTGGCCTAGGTTTCCGGCCAGGTCGACCAGGTCGGTGATCGCAGAGGCGAGGCCGCCGCGTACATTGGCCGCGGCCTCGGCCAGGTCGTCGATGGTGACGGCGCCCGAAAGCACCGACAGGAAGGCCGAGCCCAAGCCGCCCAGGTTGCCGCCGTTGAAAAACCGGCCGAACGGCCCGTTCATCTGGCTGGCTAGCTGGAAAAGATTGGTGGCGTCGCCCGCCAGGGACGAGATCTCGCCGGTCCAGCCGCCCAGCGCGGTCTGCGCCAGCTGGGCGGCGAAGCCGCCGATCCCCAGTTGCGGGGTCACCGCATCATTGAAATCCGAGGCCGCGCTCTTTTCCGCGTCGTCCGCGGTGGATTTGGTCTGATCGGCGGTCGAGGCGGCGCTGGAGGGAAACTGGCGCGTCCCCGCCTCGGTCACCGTCAAGGTGAATTCGATGCGGTTGGCGGTCTCGTCGTCGCTGGTGACCAGCACTGGCAGATCGACCGTGAGCTCGCCCAGCGTGGGGTGCACCAGCTTGAACGGCCCCGCGGCCTCGGCGGCGGCGATCAGCTGCTTTTCCTGGTCGAACACCGACCCGCCGCCATAGACGGCGGAGTCGGCGATCAGGAAGCCGCGGATGGTGATGCGCCGCGCGCGCCGGCCGAGGCCCTCCAGCCATGGCGTGTCGCGGAACGGGTATTCGTGGGCGACGCCGCGGCGGCCGAATTCTTTCTCGGTCCCGTGCACCGCGAACGGCACGCCAGCGAAAGATGCCGGCGAGAGCCCGTCAAGCCAGTCCTGGTAGGTCGCCATTTACGCCACGCTCGAAAGACTGTGTTCCACGCCGGCGGTCGCGCGCACCGCCCCAGAGGCGCGGGTCAAGACGGCGGCCGGCTGATCGGTACGGATGCGCACATTGACGTCGACCTTGCCCGCCGAGCCTCCGGCGCCCAGAGAGTTGAGGGCGTCCTCGGCGCGGCGCCCACGGGCGGCCGCCTCAGGCGCGCCGGCCGCCGGGACCTCGTAGAATTGCGAGATCAGGGCGGCAGCCTGGGCGGCGGTTTGGGCGGCGCTGAGCTTCTGGCCAACGCCGGCGTACTTGCCCTGGGTGAGCTCGAATTCGATGAAGCGAAGCTGTTCGTCGAGCGAGCTGCCGACGATCGAATGACCAGCCCAGCGCGCGAAGTCCTGCTGGCGAGGGCCGTGCCACTGGGCCGCGCCGTAAGCCCGGCCGCCATCGTTGGATCCGGCGGGGTTGGGACTCACGCCGCTTTCGTCGACCAGGTTCTGCGCGATGCCGGCGGCCTGCGCCTGGCTCCAGCCCTGTTCACGGAAAAATCCGTAGGCCTTGCGAAAGCCCGCGCCGGCGACCGCCGGGCCGCGATCGGCGATGATCCCGCCGCCGCGCGAGTAGGAGGCGGGGGTGATGTTTCCGCCGAAGCCGCCGCCCTTCATCCACCAGGCGTTGGCGAAGGCGTCCTGGTGCTGGTCAAACCAGTCGGTGATCGCCTTGCCGATCCCGAGCTCGGCGTCGCGGGTGGCGTTGAGCATTCCGCCGCCGCCGCCCAAAACGCCGCCTAGCAGCCCGGCGCCAGGCCCAAAGAACGGCAACGCCGCGGCCAGCGCCTGCTTGTGCTTGGCGGCCTGCTCGACGACCACCTGCGACGGCTTTTTCTTGCCGTTGACCATCTGGTCGAGCAGATCCAGCGCCTTGCCGAGATCTGCGATCAGCGGCTGCGTCCAGGGGATCACGACCTTTTCAGCCAGGTCGTGCTTGAGGCCCTGCCATTGGTTGTGCAGCTGGGTCAAAGAGCGACTGAACTGGGTCGATTGGTTGATCTGGGCGTCGGTAAATTCCGCGCCGCTAGCAGCGTACTGCGCCATGTCGCCCTGTACGGCTCGAGCGCCTCGCCGCAGCATCGACAGAGCGGCGTCCGCGCCAAACACCTTGGCGATCATCTCCTGGGTCTGCGGATTGGTGTTCCGCTGCAGGGCGTTGGCGATGTCGAGCATCGCGCGCTTGGTGTCGATCAGGCCGTCCTTGGTGTAGTGGGTCCGGATCCCCAGCTGGTTCATCAGCTGGAGGGCCTGATTGTTGCGGCCCCAGCGTGCGTCGTTGAGGGTGTTGCCGACATTCTGCAGGGCGCCGGTCATGGCCTCGGCCGAGACGCCATTGAGCTCGGCGGCCCCGCGGAATTCCTGCAGGTCGCGGGTGGAGATCCCCAAGAGCTTGCTGGTGCGGCCGATCTCGGTGGCGGCGCCGGCGATGTTGCCGGCGAACTTCACCGATCCGACCGCCGCCGCGCCCAGCGCCACGCCGAGGATGCCGACGCCGGTTGCGGCCGCTGCGGTGGCGCCGCCCAGCACGCCGGCGGCCTCGGCCGCGTCGCCCATGCCTCCAAAGGCGTCCAGGACCGACTTGCGCAGGCCGCCCATGCCCTGCACCAGGTCGCCGAGGCCGGAGCCCTTGGCGAATTTTCCGGTGGCCTGCTCGAGGATGCCGACCGGCTTGGTCAGCCCCTCGAATTCCTTTTTGGCTGCGCGCACGCCCTCGGCGGTCTTGTTCTTCGCCGTGATATCGACGTTGAACTTGGAGTTGCCAGCCATCAGATCGGCACTCCCTGACCGCGAGACTTCATGACCACCTCAGCCCGGCGCGCCCACATCCGGACCTCAGTGCCCGTCATCGGATCCCAGTCTTTCGGGCTCCAGCCGAAGGCCAAGGTAAGCTTGAAGTAGGCTAGGTCGCTTGCGGCTGGGCGCGCCGCGTAAAACCCTCGAGGAATCCGGCCGCACGCGTGAGGATCCGTACGCTGAGCTTTTCGGCCTCGCTTTGGGGGACGCCGGCCATCAGGGCGATGGCGAAATAATCGGAGTCGAGACCGGATCTTGCGCTGATCTGCTTCATCTCGGCGCCAGTCGGCTCGCGAAGGCAAAGCACCGAGACCTGTTCGCCTCGGTTGTCGATGATCGGCGCTTTCAGGGGGATGTTTAGCGTGTCTGGGAGCGCGTCGATTTCGTCCTGGGTCAAGGATCAGTTCTCCGAAACGTCGAAGCCGTTGAACTTGGCCTCGAGCTTGGCCTCCTCGGTGTCGACCTCCTGGGTGTCGACGGCGAACATGTTGCGGCCAATGACGGTCTTGCCGTTGGCCAAGCCGAGCACGATGGTGCTGTTGGTGATGGCGTTGATCGACGCCACCGACAGGCCGCCGGTGTCGCGCAGGGAGACGGCGATGTACGGCATAACCGGCATCTCTTTGTACCCATGGGGACCGTCCTGACCGACCATGGGCTCGCGGGTGACCGTCGAGGGACTGTAGCGGACCTGGCCCGCCACGGCGTAGCTCTGGCCGTCGATCGCCATGGTGGCGATACCGGCAACGCGGTTGGTAGTGTCGCCCATCGGCGGCGCTCCTTATTGGGTCACAGACCCGCTAGAGGTTTCAGGACAGGCGGAACTGTAGGAGCGCCGCGAAGGTGCGCAGCTGCTCGATCAGCACAGCCGGATAGAGCACGTCCACCCGGCTGGGGTTCTGGGCGTTGATCTGCACGACCAAGTTGGCGGCGAACACGTCGGCCTGCTGGACATAGCCTTCGAATTCGAGCTGCCGGTACTGGGCGATGATATCGGCCCGGATGATCGACGGAGTGACGATGTTCGATCCCGGCGCGAACCGGGTGCCGTCGGCCGCAAGCTTGACCCGCGAGTACTTGGTGTTGACCACGCCCGCCAACGCTCGCAGCACGAACATCAGCAGCATCATGGTCTCGATCTCGAGATAGCTGGTGTCGGCCTGGCCAAGCCCGTTGACCTGATACGTGGTGATCAGGTTCTGGATCGAAATCGTGCCGTCCGGAGCGACGTTGAACGTCGATACGCCGTCGTAGAGCAGCGCATTCTGCTGGCTCAGGCTGAAGCGCGAGGCCACGGGCGGGGCGAGCAGACCGCCGAGCTTGACGGTCTGCATCGGCAGGCCCGGGTCGGCGCGGGCGGAAACGGCCGCGGCGCCGGCCAGGGACGCGGCCCAATTCCAGCACGGGCTGGGGCTGTCATAGAAGCCCATGGCCGAGCCGTGCTGGTCGTTGAGCGTGACGCCCCAGGTTCCCAGCGCCGAGGACGTGCCCCGGTAGGCCACGAAGTAGTGGCCATAGAGTTGCGTCTCCCACGACCAGCGACCGGCGGTGTCGTTGAGGAAGGCCGCCAAGGCCGTCATGGAGGTGGCGTCGGTGTAGGCGCAGGCGATGAAGTCGAACGGCAAGTTGCCGAGGTAGGCCAGCGCCGTGGTGAGAGTGGGATTGGTCGCGCCGCCCGTCATGGCGGTGACCGTCGCCCCGATGCCGGAAGGCAATGCCTCGCCGCCGGCGGAGCCGCGATAGTTCAGCCGGATGTCGATGTCGTTGGACGCCAGGCTCGCGCTCTTGGCGGTTATGTCCACCTTGGCGGTGTTGGATCCGTCCACGGTCGCGGTGACCGGAAGATCGGTCAGGGCGGTGATCGCGGCGGCCACGGCGGTGGCCAGCTGAGCCGCGGTCATGGCGCTGGTGACCGGGACCGAGACCAGCTGACCGGCGATATAGAGCGACACCGCCCCGCCGGCGGTGGCCGGCCCGGTGAAGACGATGGAGCCGGCGCCGGCAGTCCCTGAGTCGGTCAGCGGCAGGCCCCAAACCTCGCCGAACGGGTCGCTCTGGCGGTAGGCCCAGGCCATGTTGGCCAGGATGGAGCCCGGCCCGAACTGGGTCTTGGCATCGGTGATGCTGGCGATTTGGCTGGGGACGTTAGCCGCGGCCGCGCCGCTCGAGGTCTTGGAGCCAATCAGCAGGGCGCGCTGATTGACCTGGCCGGTGTTGGCCTGGGAGTTATCGACCTCGCCGTAGAACAGCGGGACGCGCAGATTGTTGGGGATCTGCTTGAACGGAACAGTCATGGGTTAGGCCTCGCTGCCGGAGGGTTTCGCCGCCTTCGCGGCCGGAGCCGCCGCCGCCTTGGGGGCGTCAGCAGCGGCTTGGTCTTTGGCGTCCGCGTCGGCGGCGCGCGCTTCGGCATCGGCCTGCTCGGCCGCCGCCTTCGCCTCTTCCGGCGAGCATTCGACCAGGTCGCCGCAGGCGATCAGGCGGTGCCAGTCAAGGTCGGTTTCGTCGACCTGTTCGCCAACGCCGACCAGGCGGGCCACGTTGTGGGGGTCGCGCACCCGAAGGTCGGGCGCGGGCTGGACGAGCATGGTGGGATCTCCGGAGGGATCAGACGAAGGAAATGTCGAAGCCGGGACGCGTGGTGTGGTCAGGCATGACCACCTGGGCGGTGATCTCGTCGAGCGGCGCGGTGGGAACCGGATAGAACGCCTCTGGGCCCTGGTAGTATTCCATCTCGATTTCCATCAGCAGCTCGCCAACCTGGACCTGACCTTCGGAATTCATGGCCAGCTGCGAGCGGACGCTGGGGTACTGGGACAGCCGCTGGGCCGAGCCGATACGCCAATCGGCGTTGATCACCGCGCACTCGATTTGGCGCTGCAGGCGCCACAGCTTTTCCTCGGCGTCCTCGCCGCCCTGGTCGTCCGGCGCGCCCGGCGCGCTGGTGCGGGCGGTGATGCGGATGGTCGATACGACCGTGAATTCAATGGTGCCGCGACCGATGCTTTCCTTCTGCTCGCGGATGCCCTGCACCAGCAGCACCGGGAAGGTTCCGGTCTTGGTCGGCCAGTCGCCGGGCGTATAGATCCGCTCGCCGGCATCGGTGTCGGCCGCCAGCAGCGCCTGCACGGTCAGGTCGACCAGGATAGCGGTCGTGGTCAGGGTCACGGCTGAGCCACCAGCAGCAGGTCCAGGAGCGCCCAGCCGCGACCATCTACGCGCACGTTGCGCACCAGGTAGGTCGCGCCCATGCGCGGGATCTTGACCTTGTCGTCGGCCGCGGGCGCTACGCCGGTTGGGAAATCGGCCAGGCGCACGCCGAGCACCGGGTCGACGGTGGAAATGTCCGAGGTGGTGTCATTGAGGTCGATCGCGCGATAGGCCTCGTCGAACACGCCGTTTAGGTCGAACGGCGCGCCGACGACCGGGTAATAGGTCGGGGTGGTGGTCTCCGGCGAGGACGCGTCCTCCTCGCCGAAGATCGTCATCACCGGGGCGATGACGAGCTTGTCCCAGTCGACCGCCATGACGCGCCTCCGCTCAAGCGCACGGCGTGCGCGTCAGCCGCCGGTTACTCGGCGTCTTCGCCCGTGGTCTCGATGGTCACCTTGGGCGCGTTTTCGCCCTCCTGGAGCACCTTCGGACCCTCGGTCACGGCCTTCGGCAACTCCGGATTGACCTCGAGCTTGACGAAGCCGGCGTCGATCAGCGGCTGCATGTCCTTCGCCGGAAGGGTGATGCGCTCGCCGGGCATGGCGACCTTGTGGTCGCTTTCGGCGACGGCGATTTGGCGGGCCTTGTCGCCGCGGCCGACGGTGATGGTGCCTTCATGCATCCAGACCGACCGGCCACGTTGCACAACGGCGGTGATGTCGCTTCCTGCCATGGGAATGCTCTCTCGCTTGGTTTTTCTGAAGGGGTAGGACGGCCGCGCACGCCGTGCGCGGCCGATGGCGCCGCGGTCGCTAGGCGACCTTGGCGGCGAGCATGGCGTTGACGCGGCCAGGGATCAGCAGCGGCGCCGACTGCATCATGATCAGCCGTTGCGACGGGTCCGGAACGACCCAGGTCTTGGGCGCATAGGCCATCGGCCCATAGCCGATGTCCTCGTCGAGGATCACGCCGAAGGACTGGGTGCCCATCAGGTCCGGGCCGCACATGATCACATAGCCGTCCGGAATCATCGGCTGTTCGACGTCATTCGGGTCGACATACCAGTCGTTATAGAGCCAGAGGCGGTATTGGCCCCAGACGCCCTTGGAGACCGCGCCGCGCTGAATCTGGGCGCCAGGATTGATCACGTTGCCCGAGGGGTTGAGCGACGGATATTGAATGGCTGCGAGAATCCCGCTGCCGTTCTTGAACAGGTTCCACGACTTGTTGGTGAAGATGATGTCGGTCATCACCGCGCCGGACTTCTTCAACACCAGGGCCTGCCAGGTCTCGAGGTTGGCGGCCGGCAGCGGGTCATGACCCTGGGCGTCCAGGTTGCTCGAGTAGCCCCACACGTTCGAGCCGGTCAGCGCTAGAGTCAGGGAGGGGTCGCGGCCGAAGTCGATGATGGTGGTGGGGAAGCCCTCGCCGGCGATGGTGATGGTCGCGCCCTGCAGCACGGTGCTCGCCATCCATTCCAGACGGCGATCGATCATGTCGATCTGATCCTCCATCTCGAATTGGAGGTTGGCCAGTGCGCGCTGACGCGGGGTGAGCTCGCCGCCGATGCGCTCGCCGATCATGCGGCGAACGGGGCGGCGCAGGTCCGGCGCCCGCTTGTCCTTGATGTAGGCCGGCTTGAATTTGTCGGTCTGGACGCGCCGCGCCTCGACCATGCGGCCCGCCTGCAGGGGGCTGACGAACGGCGCCATGCGGCGCTTACCGACGTCGGTGTCGATCGCCACCTCTTCGGTGTCGAATTCGATCATGCCGTTGAAGAAGGTGTTGGCCAGCCACTTCTGGGCCTTCTTCAAGTTGGGAACCACGGCGATGAGCTTCGCCGTATCGTAGGAAATGGAGTCGGCCGCCATGGCGGTTGGTCCTCTTCAATCTGTGAGTGAGAACGGGTCCGCCACGACGGGCCCAGGGGGAAGGATCAGCTCGGGTCGCTGGCCGAGACGGTGTCCTTGACGAAGATGCCGTATGGCCGCAGGGCGGCGCGCAGGGTGGCTACGGTCCAGGAGGCGTCGTAGATCAGCTTCCGGGCGTTGAAGTCGCCGGTCAGGTAGGCCCCGGCGGTGACCGGGCCGGCGGAGGCGTCGGCGTCATCGGCGAGGATGGCGACCGGAGTCTGGGAACCGTCGGAGGCTCCGGCGACCGACTCGATGTACTGGCCGGTGGCGTCGAAGGACTCCAGCGTGAAGGTGTCGCCCGCGACAAAGGCGGTGCCGCCGGCGGTGATCGTCAGGCCCAGGCCCGATTGCGAATAGGCCGAGCCGACGGTCAGGTTCGGCAGGGCGTTGCCCTCCGGGTCGGTGACGCTGAAGTGGGTGGCGTCGACCGCGGTCAGCAGATAGTTGCCCTGCAGCGAGCCGGCGCCACGGGTGAGGCTCCCGACGGTGCCGTTGCCGGTATTGCTGGCGCCGGCGACGGCGACGATGCCCTGGGGGCTCTTGGCCCCCAGCACGGTGCCGCGCTTCAAGGCGCCAGCCGCCAGGATGATCGGCTGGGTCTCGATCGGCTGGTTGCCGGCGATCAGCTGATCCGGCTGGTAGCTGTCTTGGACGACGCCCGGCTGAAACGGGTTGTCGCCGTAGTTGTTGGTCGACAGGGTCATCTGCATGACCTCCTAGAATGGGTTGAGAGAGAGCCCGGCCGAGCCGGGAGCGTCGGTGTTAGCCGCCGCGGGCGAGGTTGCTGGCGGCGGCCATTTCCGCGGCGAAGCTGTCGGCCTCACCGGCTGGCTTGCCGCCGTCACCGCCGACCTGAGGCTGCTTCACGCCGCCCATGCGGGCCTGCAGGCCGCCGACGGCGGCCGGCGCAACCGGCAGGGCGCTTAAGGTGCGGATGATGGCCTTCGAGGACATGTCGGTCGTGGCCAGCATTTCGCAGGCCGCAGCCAGGCGACCGTCGCCGGCAGCCGGCGATTTCAGCACCGAAGACCAGCGCGCGCGCTCGGCCTTCTTGCCTTCCTCGTGGTCGTCGTCGCCGTCGTCCTCGTCGTCCGCCTTGGCCTTTTTGGCCTTCTTGGACTTTTTGTCGTCGTCCTCGTCGTCGTCGGACTCGGCCTTTTTGTCGCCGTCGTCGTCCTCGGCCTTTTTGGCCTTTTTGGACTTTTTGTCGTCGTCCTCGTCGTCGTGGCCGTCGTCGTCGGACTCGGCCTTCTTGTCGTCGTCCTCGTCTTCCGGGCGCTCGTCGTCGGCCGCCGCAGCGGCCTTCGAACGACCGCCGGTAAGGCCGGACAACAGGTGCGCGAACGGCGAGGCGCCAGCGCCCGCCCGAGCGGAATAATTCATGGGTTCGCCCTCCAAAGGCGGGTTGGATCAGCCGAGCTCGTTGAGCAGGGCGCGGAAGGCGTCGGACGGCGCCATGACGGCGTCGGCGAGGCCGGCTCGGACGCCTTCAGCGCCGAGGTAGGTGGCCGCCTGCATGGCGCGGACGGCTTTGACGGACAGCCCGCGGTTGCGGGCGACGGTCTCGACGAACATCACGCCGAGGGTGTCTATGTCGGACTGCAGGTCGGCCAGGGCGCTGTCCGAAAGCGGGATCTCGGAGCGGCCGTCGGCCTTCTTGTCGCCGTAGGTGATCAAGGTGGGCTTGAGGCCGGCCTTGGCGATGGCCTCGCTCCAATCGACGTGCATGGCGATGACGCCAATCGACCCGGTGCCGCCGGTGCGCGGCACGTAGATCCGGCCAGGATCCACGGCGCTGGCGATGGCGTAGGCCGCCGAAAAGGCGAATTCGTTGAGCACCGCCGCGATGGGCTTTTGGCCGCGGGCTTCATAGATGGTGTCGACCAGGTCGAAACATCCCGACACCTCGCCGCCAGGGCTGTCGATATCGAACACGACCATCTGCACCGCCGGATCCACCATGGCGGTCAGGAAGGCCTGGCGCAGGCCGTCGTAGCCGGTCATCCCGCTCCAGGGCCGCACGGATCCCGACTTCTGCACCAAGGTGCCGACGACCTTGATCAAGGCGGCGCCGCCGAGCACGTCGTAACCCGGATCCGCGTCACCATCGCGCGAGCGCCCACGCCGCGGGCTGGTGAAGTCGAAATCCTCGTCGTCGGCGCGCGCGGTGTGAATCACGGCGATGTTGAGCCGGTCGGCCACGGCGGCGGCGATGATTTCCGCTTTGCGCGGATGGATCGCCAGCGGCACGTTGGCCAGCCGCTGGGCTAGGAATCCGAAGCGCTGGTTCACTCCGCGTCCCCCTCTTTCGGGATCCGCGCGGCCGGCCAGGTCAGGAGCTCGCTGCTCAACACCGCGCGCTGCAGCTCGCCGCCGTCGGACATCCAAGCCACGCGCACGTCGATGGTGTTACCGGGCGGACTAGCCTCAGGCCCGAGTCCGGTCACCGTCATCTTCGGCGAACCGCTCACCAGGCGAACCACGGCCCCACGGTAAAGATCGCTGACCGGGATCATCAGGTCGCCTCCGGCTTGCGAATGGTGCTCTCGGCCGGCTGGGTGACCTGCATATTCGCCCAGGTCGGCGGCTGAAGGCCGCGACGGCGGAAGCCCGCAATTTCGATCGCGCGCTGGTCCAGGATGTCCTCCCAGTCCTCGCCGGCGTTCTCGCTGGCTTCGCGCTCGAGGGTCCCGAGGCCGGCGTCCATGCCGAGCACAGCGCCCTGCTTTTCAGCGACGGGGTCCACCCAACCCTTGCCCGGGCCCATCCACTTGCAGCGACTGTAGGCCGCGCGGCATTCGTAGAACTCGGGCGCGTAGCGCGGCAGCGGGAGGTCGTCGACCTCCATGCACTCCTCCAGCCACGCGGCGCGGATCGGGCTGGCGAAGCCGGCGCCGAAGTTGTGGCGCCGGCGATGGATGGTCTTCCAGACTTCGTTGATCTCGGCGCGCAGGCTCGAGAAATTCACGTCGGAATAGTCGCCGCTGACCATGCTGGCGCCCGAGCCGATGCCCATGGCCATGTTCCGCAGCACCGCCTTTTCGAAAAATGGAAAGTTGGCGTTGGGCCGCTCGGACCGCACGGCCTGAAACTTTTCGCCCGGATAGAGCGAGATGACCCGCGAGCCGCCGACGTTGAGCCGGCGCTCATCGTGGAACGCCGCGCGCTCGTCCTGGTAGGCGGAGAGGCGGCCGGTGTCGCCCTCGCCCAGCGCCTCGCCCAGGAGCTCGTGATCGAACGGGCTTTCCGCGATGGCGGCGAAGATGGCGTTGAGGATGGCGCCGTCGAGCTCGGCGGTGTCGTACTTGAACAGCATCTTGGCCCGCTGAATCACGGGGGTGAAGATGCCGTCCCCGCCGCGGTGGCGGCTAGCGCGGTCCGGCTCGCAGTAGTGGGCGACCATCGGCCGGCCCCAATCGGTCTCGCGCGGCACGCGCTCCCAGGTGACGGTGTCGGCGCCCATGAACCAGTCGGTCATGTGGGCGCGGCGAATGTGGTAGGCGACCGGCGCGCCGTCCTGGTCGATCTCGACGCCGCCGCGCAGGTTGCGGAGATCCATGCGCATCTGCGGGTTGGACAGGCGGTCCGGATCGATCAGGCGCACGCACGTTGCGTAACGCGCCCGCCCCGGCGTCACCCGCTCGGGCTTCCATTCGATGATGGCCAGGGCGTCGTTGTCGATCAGCATGTGGCGGAAAGCCACGCCGAACAGCAGGCCCATCCACTTCATGCGCTCGGCGTCGCAGTAACGGCCGGTCTCGTCATTGGCCCAATCGCGCCAGGCGGCGTCGACCGCGCGGCCGTACTCCTCGGCCCACACCGCATCAAAAGCGCGGTTGCCGGTGTATTGCGCCAGGGCACGATGGTCGGGCTTTGAGATCGGCCGGAAGCTGGAGCCGATGGTGCTGTCCAGGAGCCGGGTGACGGCTCCGGCCGCCCAGCCATCGTTGCGCGCCAGGTCGCGGGCTCGCGCGACCAGCAGATCGCGGTTGGTGTTGAGCTCGGTGTCGGCGCTCAGCAGCCAGGGGTTCCAGGCCTCGGTGTGCTCGTTGAACCGGCTGGCGGCGTCATAGGGGATGTTGTCGGGCGAGCCGCCGAGCATGCGAGCACGCACCCGACCTGGCGCAATTTGGCGCCGCATCGGTTGGCCATCGGGCCCCAGGAAGGCTGGCGCGGTCATCAGCGGTACAGCGGCCGAGCCGGACGGCGGCGGCCGTAGCCTTGGCCGGGGTAAACCAGGTTGGCCAGCATCTGGACGCGCTGCTGCAGGGCGGCGAGGTCCGCGCGGGTGTAGGTGACGCTCTTGGAGCCGTCGGCCTGGGTATAGGCGGCGGTCTCCACCTTGCCGCCGGTCGTGAGGTCCGCGAGCGCCTGCTGGGTTTGCGCCAGCATGGTTTGCAGCTGGGTCGAGTTCAGCCCGACGAACTCGGCGGGCACCCGCGGGGAAAAGCAGACCATGTCGGGCTCCCTTGCCTACGCCAGACGGCGGGCGCGCGCTCGCGCAGGGTCTTTCGCGGGTGCGACCGTGGCCACGGCCGCCGGTTTCAGATCGGGCGAGGCGAACGGCGTGCGCATCGCCGGGAGGTCCTCGAGATCCAGCTGGCCTTGGGTGGCGGTCGCCGGCGGGGTGTAGCGTTCGGCCTCGAGACGGTCCCATTGGCCGTCGAGCATGCCGCGAACGCCCAGTTTGATCGCGGCGGCCTCGGCCTGCAGGTGGGTGTCAAGGCCCTCGTTGGCCTGGTTGGGGTCTTTAACCCACTGGTAAACGGCGAAACCGCGCTGCAGCTTGCCGCGCTGCTCCTTGGCGACCCGCCGCTCGGCGGTCAGCTGACGGAAAAATTCGTCGTCGAGGCCGCTGGGCAGACCGACGAAGCCGCGCTCGAGCGGGTCCAGTTTCGCCAGATTGCGGTAGAGCGCCATCTTCAGGACCGAAGTGGCGAAATTGAAGAAACGGCGGCTGTATTTCAGCAGCTTGCCGCCACGGCCGCGCTCTTTTTTGACCCGGGCCAGCAGCGGCGCGGTGTCCGCCCCCACGCCCCGCACCATCATCACCTGATTGGCCGAGTGACGGCGTGCGAAGCCCCACACTTCCTCGGTCCAGGCGTTCCCGTCGATGGCCAGCATGTCCGAGGCGAAGCGATTGCCGACGGCGTTCGGCCAGGTCTGTTTCAGGAGCGCGTCCAGGCCGTCTTGGCACTTTGGCTCGGAGATGTGGCCGGGGATCACGCCGCTGTCGACGATCCAGCGTTGACCTTCGCGTCCCCAGGCGACGGCCTGCCATTGCACGTAGTCGATCTGGCAGTCGACGCCGATGGTCAGCAGCAAGCCGCCAGCGGGGATCTCGCCGCGGCGGTAGTGCGACTCCGCCGCCCGGTCGCGCAGCTTTTCCCAATCCGGCGCCTCGCCGAGCGCCTCGTAAGCCAGGCCGACAGTGTCGTTGTAGAACACCCGCTCCTTGGCCGGGTCGCCCTTGGCGTCGAGCCATTCGCGGGCGATCCGCGCCCAGCTTTGCAGCACCGAGTAGGCGCTCCAGATCCAAAACGAGCGATGGTAGGGCTGGGCCTTGGGGTTGTCCGCGCGCCACTCGATCCGGCGCTTCATCTCGCGCAGCTGGTGCTCGCGGATCTCGCAGCCGCAGTGGATGCAAGTGAAGTGCGGATCCTCGGCGTCCTGTTCGATGGTGGCCAGCATATTGGCCCACTCGAGCACCTGATGTTCGCCGCACTCCAGGCAGGGCAGATAGGGCCGCTCCTGGCTCCCCTCGCGAAAGCTGCGGGTGATCCGGCATCCGGGCCACAGCAGCGGGGTGGAGATCTTGAGCAGCTTGGCGAACTCGGAGGCGCGCGAGCGGCTGTCGGCCTGTTTTTCCGGGTCGCCGGCCGGGTTCATCTCCCACTTGGACAGGTCGTCCTGCACCTGGCGCGCGACGGACACCTGCGAGAGGCTGGCCGGCGAATTGGCGCCGGAGATCAGGATGGCCCCGCGGCCGTCGACGCGCTCCTTGAACAGAATGGAGTCCGAACCGTCGCGCGCCTTTTGCGGAAAGATTTTCGTCATCGCCGTGGTGTTTTTCAACATCGGCGCAAGCTTCATCTTCGACCAGCGCACGGCGTTGTCGGTCGTCGGATGGACCACCATGAAGTCGCCGGCGGCGAGGTCCATGGTGCCGAGGACGAAGATGTTGGCCACGACGGTTCCGCCCATCTGGGCGGATTTGGCGAGGGTGACAGTGCGGCAGGGATCGTCGGGCCCCAGCGCGGCGAGGATCTCGTTAAACTCGCAAAAAAGAACGTCGTTGTAGGGCCCCGGGTGGGCCGGGCTTTCCCGCTCGCTAAACGCGATGTTGTTCTTGGCCCACGCCCGATAATCGACCGGAGGCGGCGGCTCCAGTGCGCGGGCCATCGCCTGCATGGCCAGGCGCTCGGCGTTCGCCAGGTGAATGGTCATCTGCGCTCAGAGCTCAGTCGGCCTCGGGCTCGGGCCGCTTGGGCGCGCCCTCCACCCCGTGTTCGAATTCGACCAGGCTGGGCAGGCGCGCCTGGCCAGCGCGCAGGGCGTTGGCCGCCGAGCTCCGGACGGTGCGGAATTCCGTGCGCAACAGGTGCAGAACGTCGCGCGCGGGGATCTGGAACTTGCTGCTGACCGCCGCGGCGAAGTCCGACAGCGCGCCCTCGAAAATCGAGACCATGTCGGCCGAGACTTTGGACAGGGCGGCCTGCACGTCGGCGGTGGCGGTGAATTCGCCCCGGCGCTCAAGTTCCTCCTCGGTGGCCCGGCGGTTGGCCAGGCGCAGACCCTTCAGGCGTTCGGCGCGGATCGCGTCTTCGAACAGATCGGAGCGTTCGCTGCGCGCGCTCGGCGGCGCGAAGCTGGAAAACTCCGAGGCGGGCCCGGGCGGGGCGTCGGGCGTCAGCCGGGTGGTGAGGCCGTTTCCCATCCGCTGGCCGATGTCGAGGCGGCGGCGCAGCTGCGCCTTGGCGGTCTCGACCCGGATCTTGGCGCGCTGGCCTGTCCCCTCGAGCGCCTCCGGGCCGATCTGGCCGGCGGCGATCATTTGCGAGATCCGGCCATTGGTCACGCCGATCATTTGGGCGAACTCGCCCTTGCTGACGATTGGCTCGGCCGACACCGACGTCACCTCTCAAGCTAGGCCGCTTCGCGCTCGCCCAGCCGATCGGCGGCGACCTCCCGGAAGCTCTGGCCGGTGGCCTCCAGCTTGGCGTCGCGGCCGGTGAAGTCCTGCCAGCGGCGCACGGCGACGTCGATATAGGCCGGATTGAGCTCCAGGGCGTGACAGCAGCGGCCGGTCATTTCGGCGGCGATGAGGGTGGTGCCGGAGCCGCTGAAGGGCTCATAGACGGCCTGCCATGGATCGGAGTTGTTCTCGATCGGCCGCTTCATGCAGTCGACCGGCTTTTGGGTCGAATGGCCGGTCTCGGAGCGGACGTGGTCGATGAACCACACCGTCGACTGCTTGCGGCCGCCATGCCAGGAGGCCGGTTTGCCCTCCTTGACGGCGTAGACGGCGACCTCGTGCTCGGGGACGAAGCGCCAGTGATCGTCGGTCTCGTCCTCGCGCACCGCGTAGTAGGCGGTCTCGTGCTGGTAGTGGTAGTGCGCCCGCGACAGGACGTGACGGCTCTTCACCCACACGATCTGGGACCGAGCCCCAAATTTGACCGCCTTGAGGCTGGCCAGCACCGCGTCGGCGTGCAGCGAGGCATGCCAGATGTAGGCGACGGTCCCGGGGAATAGAGCCCAGGCCTCGCGCCAGTCGGCGCGATCGTCGTTCAGCACCTTGCCGACCGCGGCGTTCTCGCTGCCGAATCCGGCCTTGCCGCGCCAGCTGGCGTCGTACTCCACGCCATAGGGCGGATCGGTGACCATCAGGTGCGGCTTGACGCCATCGAGCGCCTTGGCGACGGCCTCGGCGTCGGTGCAGTCGCCGCAGACGAGGCGGTGGCGGCCGAGCACCCAAACGTCGCCCAGCCGGGCGGTCGGATTTTCGGGCGCTGGCGGCGCATCGTCGGGATCGGTCAGGCCAGCGGTGCGCTCGGCCAGGAGGGAGTCGATCTGGCTATCGCTGAGCGCGACCAGGCCAAGGTCGAAGTCCTCGGCGGACAGGGCGGCGATCTCCGCGCGCAGTAGCTCCTCATCCCACTCGCTGAGCAGCCCCACGGCGTTGTCGCTCACGCGCAGCGCGCGGATCTGGGCGGCGGAGAGGCCGGCGACGCGCACACACGGGACATGGGTCATGCCCAGCCGCGTGGCGGCTAGGCGGCGCCCATGGCCGGCGATGATCTGATTTTTCTCGTCGATCACCAGCGGATTGGTGAAGCCGCTATCGCGGATGATCTTCACCAGGGTTTCGATTTGGCTTTCCGGATGGGTCCGTGGGTTGCCACGCGTAGGCCGTCAGATCGTCGATCGCCACCATCTCGATTTTGGAGGCGTGGACGATCGGCTCAGACATCAGGACCCCCAGTTTTCGTTCGGGTTTTAGTTTGAGTTTGAAGTTTTAGGCTTCGAAAAACCCGTCAGACTGGCGAAGGACAGCGGCGCGAAATGCCCGCTGCGATCGGAGGGCCCGGAAGGACCCTACGGAGGGGGGATCACCTGGCCGAGGCGAGGGCAGCGGCGAGGGCCCGATCCCAGTTGGGTCGCAGGCTCCGGTCGACCACGGCTGCCGCGCGCGACTGATAGCCGAGCTCATGAGTGACCTGGGCCGGCTTGGTGAACTGCACTAGCAGCTTCAATCGACCAGCGACTGGATGGTACGCGCGGCCCTGATGCTTGCCGCGCTTCACGCCGCCGGTACGGGTGACATTCACCCGCTGCCACACCCCGCCGACTATGCCGGCCTTGGTCTTGACCTCGCCAATGAAGATATCGGGCCGACCCTTGAGCGACTGCAGCTTGCCGCGTGGAATGTTCCCGTACTGGTTGGTCGCCAGGTCGCGCGGGGTGAGGATGGCGCGCTTGCCGTTCAGCACCTGCAGGCCGCCGCCCTCGTACGGGTCGAGGTAGGCGGCCTGGATATCCTTGGCGAACACTCGCGCGGTCAGGTTGGACTTGCGCGCACCCACGACGCCGAAGGCGCGCAGGGTGAAGGGGGTTGGATTTTTGAAGGTGGTCGAAAGGGCCTTGGTCTCGGCCGCGGCGACGTCGCGAGCCGTCGCCGTGAGCATCTGCGCAGCGGCGAACGGGATCTGGCTGCGTTCGAACGCGGCGAGGTCACGGGTCAGGCCGCCCATCGCCTTGCGAACGTCCAGCGTGAACATCGCTGCATCGCCCCCTCCAGCGGTCCGATATCCGTCTGACGAGTTGACCACGCATCCGCACTTGAACTCGAAGCGGTCGCTATCGCGGAGGCTTCGGTTCCCGGTTGACCCGCGCTCAGCACCGACGGTCAGTGGCGAAGCTTCGGGATAGGCCGCATCGCTGATTCGCGTCAAGCCCCCGCTCCCGCTTCGATGTGGGCGAGCTCGGCCTCGGCGACGCGCTGGCCGCCCAGGAGACTGAGCAGCACCAGACCGCGACGAGAGTCGACCAGGTCGACAAACACCGCCTCGAGCTCGGCCCAAGGGCCTTTCTTGAACCGGACGGTCTGGCCCGGCGTCAGCCCGCGACAGGCTGGGGCGGACATCTCCATGCGCCGAAAGGCCTCGAGCTCACGCCGGCGGATCTCCTCCAGGCCGGGCGTGAAGATCGCCTGCGGGCGGCCGCCGGTGCCGAGCACGGTCGACACACCGCGGGCGCAAAACACCTTGTGCCAATCCTGCCGCTCGCCGCCGATCTGGACGAACAGGAAGCTAGGAAACAGCGGCGTGGCGAACAGCTCGCCCTTGCGGTTGGTCTTGGGCAGCATCGGCAGATAGGCGACGATGCCCTCCGCCGAGAGCGATGACCGCGCCAGCCGCTCCTGTTTGAAATTCGACCGCACCACATACCAGCGCGGCCCATCGGGCTCGCTTTGCTCTGACTTGGAAACAACCCCGTTTTTCATCCTTCTCCCTTTCCGATCCTGAACCCATCCACACCGACCACCCCACATCGGACGGACACACACGCCCACGCATCGACGCCCCGCGCGCACCCGTGTTCAATCCGAACCAGGATAACCGTCCGCACCCTCCGGACTGTCTGTTTCATCAAACCATTCAGATGGTTGAGAACGGACAGTGGCCGCCAGCACGGACAGTTGAGCGCTCGGATTCGGCCGCGGCGGTATGGACCACGCCGGCAACTGTCCGGACTGTCCGTAACTGTCTGTTCTCATTACGAGCCCTCCCACTCGCCAACGTCCGGCAACGCCTGCGCCGCGGAGGCGTTGGGCGTCGAAGGCCCGCTGGGGCCGAAAGCATCGTCGACGGGCGGTGGCGCGCCATCCGTCTCCCACTTGGCGCGGAGACGCGCGCCCTTGCGGCGCAGGCGGCCAGCGGAATCCTTACCCGAGCGGATGACCTGCAGATCCCCCAGCGCACGCCCGAAGGTGGTCTGGGTCATGGGCCGTTCATGGCCCTGGTCTTCGCACCACTGCTTGTAGTGGCCGTACAGCGCGCTCGCGAGCTCGACCGCCTCCGGCTCCATGGAGACGCATTCGTCGACCCATTCAGCGAACGGATTAGCGCCCTTGCGATAGTCCTCAATCGCCTCGAGCACCTCGGGCGGCGTCACCAGGCCGTGCTCCATCCAGCCCACGACGCCGGCGACGATCCAATTCAGGATCCCTGCCCGCTCCAGGTCCAGCTTGGCCGGCAGATCTCGGTCGATCTCCTCGTCGCGCAGCTGGCGCTTGAACTGCACGATACGAAGACGACGCCAGATCCCCCGATCGGTGTCGTTGATGGTCGGCCGGCGGTTACACTCCAGCACCACCTTGCCGATCGGCTGGAATTCAAACAGGCCCTGGCGCAGCTCGCGGGCAACAATGGTCCCGCCGCCGGTGAACGACTTGATCGCGGCCGAAGCGAGCTTCGCGCCTCCGGGCGGCTCCGCCGTGCAAATCAGGCGCGAATCGCCGGCCAGACGCGCGATGTCGGGACTTGCCTCGCTCGAGCGCCGCGCACCGCTGTCGAGGAAAGTTTCAACGGCGGCGGCCAACGCATAGGTCCCCCCCGTCGCCTTAAGCGCGTTGACCAGGGTGGACTTACCGTCGCCGCCCTTGCCCTGCAGGATTACGAACAGCTGCTCCTTGGTGGAGCCGGTGAAGACGTAGCCGAACAGGTCGCGGAGATAATCGCGCACCCGCGCAACCGGCTGCGAAAACTCCAAGAGGGAATCGAAATGCGGGCATGCGGCCTTCGGGTCGTAGTCGACGGCGGCGATGCGGGTGACGCGGTCGGCCGGATCATGACGCTTCGCAAAGGCGACCTTCGCCTTTCCGTCGACCATGGTGAACTTAAGCGTGCCGTTGCGAACGTTGATGGTGAGAGGCTGTCGATCGAAGGCGTCCAGGTCGACGGTCAGATAGGATGCCGCCTGGGCGAGCATCGCCGACGACGATCCGCTGGAGCCGGACCTGGTCACAAATTCGAACCACGGCTTGCCGGTCACCGGCGCGTGCGGGCCCTGCGCAATGAGGCCCTGAGCGACTTGGTGAGCGCGGCGGCGCGCCAGGTCCTCGCCCGCGTCCAGATCCCAGTACTTGCCGTTGAACGCGATCCAACCCCGTCGCCGGAGGTAGAGCAAGGTCGCCTGGCTGTGGTCGACCTCGCCGTCATCCTGGAAGCGCCCGCCGACTAGGCGGATCAGCCGCATTGCGTTGCCGAGATCGTTCAACGGGAATTTGGCCAGCTCCTCGGGAGAGGGTGCGCCGGCGAACGCATAGCCACCATCCGCACTCATTTTGCTGGCCGAACCCCTGAGCGGCCGAAAGGCGGCGGACCCAGATCAGGACGCTCGTCGAACGCCTTGGTGACGTGCGCGAGCCAAGCGGTGTTCAGCGGTTGGTGACCGCAACCGACGCGCTCGACGCGGCGCCGTCCCGTGCAATCGTTTTGGAAGTAGGCCCAGACCCCGGTATTGGCCACCAGGCGCCAACTGAGGGCTTCGCATAGCCATTCGCGGAAAAATCTGATCATGCCGCTCCCCCCACGGTCCTCGCCCTAAGCTCATCGTTGAAATCTCGGCCCGGGCCGGGCGCGATGCTGCGCACTGCGTTCGCCCCGGCCTTTCGCCAGGCCTGCTCGGCCAGGCCGGCGCAGATCCGCGCCCGCTCTTCCGCCGACAGCCAGCGGTCGTAGGACCCGCCACCGGCGCGCCGGCACTTGACCTTGATCGGCTTCATGTCGCGGTCGACCGCGATGAGCACTTCGCCCCAAGGCGCGTCTGAGGGTTCGGGCCACGTCAGCGGCGGCCGCGCGTCGTCAAGGGCGACGCAATCCGGGTCAATCCGACCCCATTTGTCCGGAAGCCAGACGCCCTGGAGAGCCCCGAGCGAGAGCGTCGCCAACATGCGAAACGGCTGGCCCATCAGCTGCGCGGCCGAGAGCGTCGACTCGATCCCTTCGCCGACCAGGAGCGGCCGCTTGGACGTCGGATCGCTCAGCCAGACGCCGCCGGCGCAACCGTCACGACGCTGCGCGCCGAGCATTCGCTTCGCCGGCGACCGCGTAGTCTTCCCGGCGCCGCCGGGCGCGAGATAGGTCAAATGAACACCGCCGGTCGGACCCTCGGGTGCGCGGACCATGGCCACCATCGCCGGCAGCCAAATCCTCTGGCCGCGCTCGTCCTCACCCCAATAGGCGTTCGGATGAAACCGGAGCCGCTGCAGAGCTGCGGCGGCCACCGCCCCAACGATGCCGCGGCTGGCGAGGTAATTTGCAACGAGCGTCCCGCGGGCCGGCTGGGACTGACGCCAGGTCCGCGCCGCAGCTTCGGCGTTCGGCGCAGTCGGCGCGACAGTCTCCGGCGCGGACCTGGCTGGAAGTGACCGGGCAACCGCCGCCGGCGCAGCACCAACCAGGCGCTCGGCCGCTTCCCGGGCCGTGCCGCCGTTAAGCAGCTGCTCGAGGTCGATGACGTCGCCGCCCTTCAGGCAAGCGAAGCATTTGAATAGGCGCGCGTGGGGATCGACCGAAAAGGCCCCATCGGCCCGCTTTTTTTCCGATGCACCGCACAGGGGGCATGGCCCTCGCATCCGGCGCCCCGATCGGTACAGCTTCACGCCCGCCACGGCCTTGATGTCGGCCTCGCGCGCTCGTTCGAAAAGGGCGGCGACGTCCGCGCTCATTCGCCGAGCTCCGAAAGCAAGCGGCCCCGAAGGTCGGGCGCGAGGCGAAAGCCGCGCCCCCTGACAGTCTGGATCAGATCCGGAAAGCCCTGGTCAGAGAGCGTGGCCCGCAGCTTGCAGAGCTGGGCGTCGATGACCTTAAGGTCGATATCCTCTTTGGTGTGATCGTGACCCGCGTTGAACAGCGCCTGCCGGGAGACCACGCTTGGCCCGTGCAACAAACGCGCAAGCAGGATCGATTGTCCGTGGGAAACCCCAAATCGCGCCTCGACGGCGAGCGCACGGCGTTCGCCTAGGTCATCGAGACGGCCCAAGAGCCGCCAGGCCTCGAGCTCCTCGGCCATCTGAGCGTGCTCCCGCTGCAGCTTTTCGAGGTCGGCACGCTGGATGACGACAAACGCGCTCATGCCTCACGGCTCAGTTCAGGACAAAAACGGGCGACGTCGGATGGATCGTGCAGGCGCGCCTTCGCCCCCGGTCTGATCGGCAGAATGCGAGGTCGGGCGCGCCCTTGGCGCTCGCCCGGGTGCAGCCAGACAAACCAGGCATAGGCCGTGGCGGTTGAAGCGCGAGGATCCCAGCGACCCTTCGTCATCGCCACGCGCTCGGCGAATGGCGCGAGCACCGAGAGCGGGCAATCCTCGTATAGGAGCTGGTGCCGCTCGAGGCCCTCAAGCCATTGCAGTCGGCAGAGCAGAGCAATTCCGCGCCGGGCTAGCGGCCACGCCGCACGCAAGAATTCAGCGGCCTTCCCGAACGGCGGGTTAGTGACGATCCAATCGAAGTGGAGGTAGTCCTCGGGCTCGCAGCTTAGGAAGTCGCAAACCGCGCCGTAGCCGTAGGGAAAGATGTCGCTGGCGAAAACACCGGCTTCGAAAAAGTCGAGCAGCCCGTGCGCCATATGGCCGCCGCCGCACGCCGGCTCCCAACAGTTCCAAAAGCCCGGATCCAGCCGCTGGATCAGCTCACCGCCGGCACGCGCCGCCCAGGGTGGCGTTGGAAAATATTCGAGGTCAGCAGGGGGGGCGACCTGACGATTCGCCATGACCGCTCCGTGCCCGTTGGGGCGCTTGGCGGAGCCGGTCACACTCGGCCTCCGTACCGGAATGCGTCGATCGCTAATCGGGCCGTCGTCAAGCTGGTGAATACGCGGCCGCGCAGGGAAAGATAGGTGGTCGCGGCGAGGTCGCTGGCCCGCGCGACGTAGCAGTCGCGACGCTTGCTGACGCACTCGAGAGCGGTATCGCGACCATCGCGGTAGACGTAGAGGATGCGGCCGTGACGATCGGTGCCAGTGACGCGGAAAACCGCCCAGAGATCATTCGGACCGTCGATGCACAGCACAACCAGGTCGCCCTGACGGGCAGGCTTGAACTGCCGCTCGGCAGGGAAGGAAATCACGTCGCCCATCAGGCCTCACCGCAGCCCTGATCGACAGTGCGCCCGTCCGCGCTGGTGAAGTCTCGCCAATGCACCCAGCCCTTAGGGCAGTGGAATCCCCATTCTCGGATGCGGGGGCCGGTCAGAAACAAGGTGACCACTTCGCCCGGCCCGGCGAGCGTCGGATCGATTTCGATGCGATGGGCCGCCTGGGGGCCGCGAAAGATGACGTCGCCCGGCCGGCGAATCCGGCGGCGGTGGATCCCGCCGGCCGCAATCGTGTGTTCGACGTAGCCGCCGCGAAGGACGATGGACACGCTGGGCCAAGGATGGTCGTGGAGCGCCTGATCGTCGTCCGATCGCCAGAACCGGTGCAGATAGGCGTTGCCGGCCGGGTTCCGAGGGACGACAAACCAGCGCTCCATGTAGCGACGTGGCGCGCCGATTACGAAATCCGCCGCCCGCTGCATGCGGAGTTCGGCATAGCGCGCGAGCGGCTCTGTCCAAGCCATCAGGTCACCCATCAATGTCGGCGCGGTAGGGCCGGGACGGTGTAAGGTCTTCGCTGTGCGAGGTCGGGGACCGCTCCAGGATGGACATCGCGTGCGCCGCCAGCTCGCGAAGCGCCCCGGCCATAGCCGCCCGGTCGCCCACTCGCCGCTGATGTGCGAACGCCCGAGCTATTTCACCGAAAGCGCCAATGGCGCGGCCGTCCCCGGGATCCGCGTTGGGCGACAGCCAGGCGTCGTGCCGAGAGGCCGTGGCCTCCCGGAGCAGGTCGCCCAGGTCGCGGTGCAAATCGCCCGCGCACGCCAGGGCCTCCTGGGCCAAGGCGCGCCAGGCCAGTCGGTAGCGATCACGGTGCGACTGTGGCGTCACGCGGACACCGGCTCCGGGTGATCTCGGCCATCCTCGACGCCGGCGGCGTCGGTGGCGAAAGACATGTGCGCCGGGTAGAAATCGCCAGGGGCGATCTCCCCGTCGGTGTAAGCGAAAATGCGCTCCATGAGCTCTTTGCCCGGCACGCGGCGATCGGGGTCGGCGAAGGGCAGGCAAACCCGCCGTACCGTCTCGTAACTGCATCCGAGGGCCTTGGCGGCTTCGCGCAGCTCGACCTCGCGATCGAAAAGGAAGTGGGCGAATTTCGGTCTGACGACCCGCGGGGGGGCTTTTGCGGTCATTAGCGACACCTGATTCGGGTTCGCTGTTGATTTCGTGGTTGATTCGTTGTTTATGTCAACAGCCGCGCGGCCAGGACATACAACGGGTGAATGCTCTTCCGATCAACGTGCCGTGGGGCCAGCATCGGCGCATGGCGTTGACCGAATCCCCTAAGCGAGCCGAACAAAAGCTCATCGGCGCAGCTATTCGCAACCTTCGCGACCGTGCGGGACTGCGGCAGGCGGACCTCGCGGAGGCCTTGGGCATCACCACACAGGCTTGGCAGAAATACGAAGCAGGCGAGCGCAGCTTCTCTGACGACAAAATTTCCACAGTTCTTAAGACGCTGCGCACATCGAAAGACGAATTGCTCACAGAGCGCGCCCGGCTATTGGGCCTTCCAATTCCCTCCAGGGTTGACGTCCACCAGGACCGCGACCGAGACTTGATCTTTGACGTTTACGGCCGCGCGCGAGCAGGCGACCGGGGCGTTCAAGTCTACGACGTGGGGGAACCAGTGCGAACTATTGACTTGCGGCAAATACTTGGCCGCAACACCGACGCTCTTGAAGTCGCCGGTGATAGTATGGTGCCGTGGGCTGAGCCTGGTGAAGTCGTTTTATTTGACCGTGAGCGCTGCCCTAAGCGGGGTTCCGGATGCGTTATTGAGACGAAGACCGGAGAATATTACGTCAAATTGTATGAGAAGTCGGACGGCTCGACACTTTTTGCAAAAGAACTGTATCCTGAGGAACGGATTATACTGTTCTCAGTGAAAGACCTAAAGGGCGTCTACGCCATTAGGTTGCGCGGGGACTGACGCGGGCGCACCGCTGGCGGCCGGCGGCGACGCGTACATTCCATAAGCGATCGATGGAATTTTCCCTGTGGGAACCGGGATCCCCATCCGTTTCGCGTCCAGGCCGGCGACATTGAGCCGAAGCGGTTTGGTGCCCGCCGCGTCCCGGAACGGCGCTGCAATCACCAGCGCCTTTGCGCTGAGCAGGCGGGGTACAACGCCGTCGGGGACGTAGGCCACAAGCTGTTTGGGCGCATCGATCGGCCGCATGACCCAAAGCGGCTGCGGGCCTTGGTCGTCGAAGCGCACGGTGATCGTGCAGCCGGTCAGGCCTTCGCAATCGAAGGCGCCGCCGTCCGTTTCGATCGTCACCAGCGTCCTCCCGTCAGCGCGACGCTTGATGCACAGGGATAGATTGACCCGCGTCAAGCCGCCGGCGAGGTCCGGCACGTCGGCCGAATTAGCCGACATCACGCACGCCAGATGGGCCGGCCGCGAAAGGCTGCTATCGGGCACGTCGTTATAGCTCCAGCGCGTGAGGTCCAGCTGGGGCGTTGGATCGGTGTTCGTCGCCGCGCTCGAGGCCACTGCAGTCAAATCTGCATTCGGGCCGCACCCGGCCAGCAGACTGACCATCGCCGCTCCGGCAAACACGCATGACTGGCGATGGATCATCGGCCGCTCTCCATACGGGAAAAGCTAGGCCATTCAAATGCTTCCGGCAAGCCCTGGGAGCCTGCAACGATTTGCAACACCTTTCTGCGGTTGATTTTGGTTGACCGATTCAACGCAAACCGTTGTATTCCACTTGTCCCGCGTCGGGATCGGCCGGATCGTCCGGCCTCCTGGACTGTCTGAGCCGTGGTTTCAGGACCGGCGCGGGCTCCTCTCGAAGGAGGCTGCATGCCTGATCCAATACTCCTCCGTGCCGCTCGCAGTCCGCGCGACAGGCTGAGCGTTCAGCCCGCCGAAGCGCCGCTGCAGTGGGTGGTGTTCGCCAAGGGCGAGGCGCAGGCCGCCTGCGCAACCCTGGGCGAGGCGCGAGCGAAGGCTCGGGACTTCGCCATCGAGAATCCCGGCGCCGCCGCGCAGGTTCTCCACCTGGTGGCGACCTTCCACGCCGCGACGATCATCCGGGAGAGCAAGCCTTGATCCGGCTGTTGCGCGAGAGCGCGGGCCTGCTGGTGATCGCCGCGCTGGTCACCGAGGTCGTCATAGCCCTGGGAGGTCGCTGGTGACCGCGGCCACTCTTTTCCTGGATGCGCCGCCCGACCAAGGTCAGCGCCGAGGGCCGTCGCAACCGACCCTCCTTCCCCCGCTCCCGGCCGGCCCGATCGCCTTTGCCGACCTGCCGGCGCTGTGCGCGAAGATCCATCGGCTGCGACGCCACCGGCCGATCCAGCTCTCCATCGGCGTCGCCAGTTATCAGGGATCAGAAACCTTCCCAATCTTCAAGCTGTGGGCGCTCAACGGCGAGGATCAGGAATACCTCGGGACGCTCGCAGTCCAGGGCATCGGTATCGAGGCGCTCACTGCCGCAATCACCGCCGCCGACCGCCCCACAGCGGCCTGGAGCGCCGCCTGATGGTCGATCTCGCCACGCACGGCGTTCGCTTCGTCCTGATCCATCTGACCGAATTCGCCCCGGACTGCCGGGGCCTTCCCCTCTCCCACGACCGCCGCTGGCTGCGACGCTTCGCCCGCGGCCCGATCGGCCCGATGACCGCCCTGCTCGAGCGGCTCGAGCGACCGGCGAACACCGTCGGCGCCCGAGCGCTGCAGATGGGCGACGTCGGCGTCTTCGCCCTCGACAACAAACCGACCGGCTACCCCTTGGCGCTGATCGTCGAGGGCCTCAGCGCCGAGCAGGCCGCCAACGCCCTCATGCGCATCGCCGCCGGCGACGCCCGCGGGGTGGCGGCGTGAGCGACACGGTCACCCTCACCCTCTCCGCGATCGAGGCCGAGGGCCTCGCCGCCCTGGCGCGCGAAGGCCACGCGGTGCTCGATCTGCCAGGGGCCGGACTGCTCAAGGGGCTGACCACGCCGAGCCGCCGGCGGGCGGCGGTCAGCGCCTTTCGACGACTTCAAGACGCACTCACGCCAACCAAGGAGGCCTGTGCATGACGACCCTAACCTCGTTCACGATCGCCTACGCGCCGCTGTTGCGCCATCTGACGAGCCACGCTTATCCCGAGGGCGAAAGCTTCGCCCAGGACCTCAACGCGGTCGCCAAGGCCGTCGGCAAGGTGCCGTCGAACCTGCGCCGCGACCTCCCCAGGCTGCGCGAGGCCGGGCTGCTGGAGGCCAAGGGCCTGATCCTCACCGCCGCCGGCAGCGCCGCCCTGACCGCCATCGATGGTGCCCCCCCCCAAACCGCCGCCGGTGCCGAACCGGGATTGTTGCACGCCCAAATCGCGCCGGATCCCCACAATCCCCGCACCGTGTTCGACGAAGACGCGATCGAGGAACTGGCGGCGTCAATCCATGAGCATGGCCTGATCCAGGGCCTGACGGTGCGACCGGCCGACGCCAGCGGCTTCCACCGACTGGTCGCCGGCGAGCGCCGCTGGCGCGCGATCGGCCTTCTGATCGCCCGCGGCGACTGGCCGGCCGATCAACCGATCCGGACCTCGATCGTCGACGTCGACGACGGTCAGGCCGCCCTGCTGGCGCTGATTGAGAACCTGCAGCGCGAGGACCTCAACCCGATGGAGGAAGCGCGCGCCTTCAACGTGCTGCGCACCGACCACGCCCTATCCACGGCCGACATCGCCGCGAAGATCGGCAAGAGCCAGCGCCACGTCCAGGACAGGCTGAGCTTCCTGAAGCTGGATGAGCAGGATCAGCAGAACGTGGCCGAAGGCCGCTACAACATCGAGCAGGCCCGGAATCTCGCCTCCCGCGCCACTATTGCGGCCGCAGAGGAGGTCGAGCTCAGCGACGACGTGCTGTTCGTGATGGCCGAGCTCGCCCACCGCTGGAAATACCTGCCCAAGCGCAAGGACTCATATTGGCAGGAAACCGAGATCCGGCATGGCGTGAAGGACCCGATCCTACTCCAGCTGCGCAGCCTGGGATTTGTCGACGTGTTCACCGAAGCCTTTAACAGCGAGCGCACCTATGCGCGGCGCGGCCACAAATGGCCACACAAACGGGAACTGCCGCAGATCCCAGAAGGAACCGCGATCTACCGCACGGCCTGGCTCAACGGACCGTTCCCGATCCCGAAAGAGGGCCTCAAACGGCTCGAGGACAAGAAACGACGGTCGGCCGAGACGCGTGACGCCAACAAGACCGCCAAGGCCAAAGCCGAGCAGCTGGCGGCGGAGGTTGACGCGCTGGTGGCCAAACCGATCGGGGCGGCCACGGCGGAGGAATTCGCGCAACTCATGAAGCGCGCGGGTAGCGGCTGGCCTTGGAACCTCACCAAAGACGGCGCCCAGGCCCAGGGCCTCGACTATGGGGTGGGGGTGAACCTCTACGGGCTCAACCGCTCGCTGGTGCGCCTGCTGGTGTTCGCGGTCAACGCCGCCGGCGCGACGCCCGGCGACCAGGTCGCTCTAAGGTCGGCCAAGGTCGACGATGATCTGGAAGTCGCCGAGCCGGATGCACTCGACGCCTGGGCTGCTCGAGCCCCGAACAATCCAGAACAGACCGAGCTCGAGGACGCGATCGCCCACGCGCCGGCCAGCTTCGCCGACCAGGTCCGCCAGTCGGCTGAGGAGCTCACCTAATGGGAGCCGCCTTCACCTATGACCGGCGGACTGGCCGCATCCTCGATCACCGCGGACGCCCTACGGAGAACATCAAACAGCGTCGCCGCGGCCTCCGACTCATACAGCGCTGGCAGCGGGCGAAGGCCAAGCTGAACTGGCCCCTCGTCGAGTTCTATGAGCGCGTCCTGGTCGACCTGACCGTGGCGACGGGAGCCTGGTCCAACGCCAGGGCCGAGCGCCGGCTCCTATGCGTGGCCGACTATGTGCGAGCCACTCCGCCGGTGCTGCTGCTTCACGGCAAGCTGAGGATGGGGTCCTACATAATCTCGCGCGCCGAGGCCGAGATCCTGCGCGACGTCCACGAGGAGGCGATCACCGGCGCGGTGTACGCCGGCCGACCTGAATCGGCTGCGGTCGACCTGGTGCAATTCGATCGCCTTGAACGCGCGCTCGCTGAGCAGGAACAGGACCAGGAGGCGCAGCCGCTATGATCGCGAACCTTGAGGCCTCGACGGCCTTTGAGGCCGAGGCGCTGGGCGACAGCAACCCGCCCGGTATGGCTGAAGTCATCGGTATTTGCCTTCAGGAGGCCGCATGACCACTGATCCCACCGACCAAGAGCTGATCGCAACCATCCGCAAGGTTCTGATCGACCCCGGCCACGCCGATGAACATATCAGGGCGCTCCATGCGCTTACACGCCTCGCCGACCGCTTAGAGGCCCGCCTTCCACAGCCCGATCTGGAGGGGCTGATCAAGGAACTTGAGGCGGAAGGTTCAGCCTATAGAGCGCGATTGGCCACTTGGGAAAACCGTGTCGAAAGGGCCGAGGAGCGCGCACGGCAAAGTCATCAAAAGATGCGTGAGTATATGGAGGCGTCTTGGCACCTCCGATATCCGGTGACACCAGAACTTCTGGAGGCTGCGGCCGAGCGAATAGATTGCGGCGGGGAGTGCGAAAGCGCTTGGCGTGAGTGGGATACCAACGCGACGGGCTGCACTCAGTCCGAAACGAAAGAGGGCTGTCCGTTTGAGATGGCCGCCGAGCTAAGAGATTTCGCAAAAGCACTCCGAACCCAAGCCGCCCTCCCTGCCCAGGAGCTGCCGGCGAAGACTGTCCTGCAAATCTGTGAGGAATGCGGGATCACAGGCGAACAGGCGGCTCGCCTAGCCGGCGCGCTCTGCCCTGATGGTGAAACCCTACTCGCCAGCCTCACGACACCGCTACGCCCCACCCAGGAGAGCCGGGAGGGGTGGAAGCCGACGCACCGGCATGTGAAGCGAGGGACCGACTATCAGGTGATCGGGACGGCGAGCCTGCAAGCTGGGGAGCCCATCGGCGAGGCGGCTTCGCTCGTCATATACAAGGACGCCAAGGGCCGGTTGTGGGCGCGCCCAGAAGTCGAATTTGATGATGGCCGGTTCGAACCGCTCGCCGC